TCACTTACTAGTATAGCTGAGGCTCATAGCGTAACAGCGCTGCGGGGTGAAACGGCCAACAAAATCTAGGTTTACATAGTCTAGGCAGTAAGCAACAAGTTCAGAACAAAACCATTTGTCGGGATCATTCCATGCGCTAAAGTAATGACCAATGGCACCACCAAAATCATATTTATGGCCTAGCAGGTCGTTAGCGTCAGTTGAATCGCCATTCATAATGCGTATTTCGTGGTTTGGGTAATCTAGTTTGAACTTGCTTAATGGCTCTTTAATCACTCCCTCACTTGCTTTTGCATGAATAACGTAATCAATACTCTGCTCTTTCACTATCACACCGCAGTGGTGCCACTGAGACCAGGTAACTAGCTTTATAAGCACGCTAAACGGCAGGTTGTTTGTGCAAAATATCACGCGCATATTAAGCACTCCAATCTAAGTTTTTGATAAAGGATTTTATGCTGGCTTCATCGCTTAACTCGTCCAGCGCATCTTTAAAGTGGCGGGCCTTATACACTAAAAACTTTTTGCGGTTAGCGATGGCAATACCAAGGCCGCGCATATCTTCGGCTGACATTTCAATTTCTTGGTTGTCTCGTGTTAACCAAATGGTATCTGTTCCAGTAACCACTGCGCCCATAATATCCTCACGCGATTGCTCACCCGCTTGGAATGTATAGCCGTTATAATCAATATCGGCGTTATTAAGTTTATCGCGTGTAGAGTTAATAACTTCTTTTGCTGTAGCTTTTGCTTCACCTAACAAATGAGAAGTGTCAACAACTACACTGCCTTGCGCTATCATAGCTTGAAGTTTGGCCCAAATATCAACGGTTTCAGTTGTATACTTTGGCTGTTCTTCATAAACGGGCTCGAATAACGGCTGTCCATCGTCATCTAACTTTTGGTTGCCTTCGCTGTATAAAGCGAGCTTTTCACCTACTTTCACTTGCTCGGTGCCGTCTTGCAGCTCAATGGGGCGCGTCATCCCTTCACGAATAAGTCCGCTGTGAACTACGTTGGATTCGTTGTACGTCCAGCTCACTGAGCCGTCATTATTTTGCTTATATTCATCGACCAGCAAAAAATCGTTGTCATTTATGAATTTTAGCATTATCTGTTTACCTTTATTTTTGAATCTGCGTAATCTGCAATAAGCCTAAGAAGCCCTGTCTCAGTGACAGCTCCGTTAAGATTTCCTACAGATAGTTGGAGCATGCTGTTAGAAGTTGTACCCTGATAGCTGGGAGTTATACCTGTTGCTAATACATTGGTAGATCCGTCAGTTATCGTGTATGTTCCTGTCACAGAAATACCTGAAGCTCTTTCAGCAGCTATCTGAGGTATGTAGAATAAGGCCAGATTACTTGTGAACCTCTCTCCCGTAGCAATAATTTGCCCCGCCGCTGTAACACGGATTTCATCGAGGTTGATATTTCCTGAGTTATAACTTGCATACCAATCTATAGTGGTTCCATCCCAATAACCTATATACATGTTACCTTCTTCTGAAAAAGGGTAACCTGCAATCATTAATAGGGTGTTTTGCACTCTTATAACATGACCCGCTAAATTATTCGGACCCATTGGAGGCTTGTTTGCAGTGTCAACACTAACTTCGACAATCCACCCGTTATAATTATTTTCGGCGGCGAGGTTTAGTAGATCATTGCCATATGCTTGCTTTGAAATTCGCGCCCCACCGATACCGCCCCATCCCACTGAGGTCAGCCTGCCAGCGGTAGCATCTACGGAATTGACTACCTTATCTGTATCCGCTGCGGTGCCTAACGTTGCTAAAAAGCTCGCCAATGTAGGTACGGTGCGCTCTGTGCCATCTAAACCAATGAACGTGACTGTGCCAAGCTTGCTTTGCCAGTCGCTCATAGCTTGCATGTTATCGTTGATTAGTAGGTTGGCGTTCTGAATGGCGTCTACGGTGGCTTTGAAGTTCACGGTGGTTGGCAGAACAATTGCCGGTTGGTTTGTCTTGTTGCCACTATCCCAATTTTCGATTAGCTCTATAACATGCTTTTGCTGATCGTTTATGTATGTGCGGTTTATTTCTTTTGGGTCGCTGCCCGATAAAAATAAAAAATCGCCCTTGGCTACACTTTCGGGGTTTTCGTTGCTGTTGATCACAACGGCTTTTGAGCCGTTGCTTATTGATACTTGACTGGCGGTATATGCTGCCATGGTTTAGTCCTCGTTTATATAAAGTTGTTATTCACTCGCCGCGAGTGATAAGTATTGGCCCACTTGAGCGCCTGAAATAAAATTGTTTACAGCGGCTCTAACTCGGTATTTTTGATAACCCGATCCTGGTGTGTGGTTGTATGTAAATGATCGCTGGCTGCTTGTCGTAGCTATGTACGGATGGTTGGGGGTGCCAGGCTCACTCTCGTAAAACCCGTTGCTACAGCTGTAATTACCCGTAATACTGTTTGATACCACAACAACCCAACTGCTGCCGTTCCAGCGCTCTAAATAGAGCGTCCCAGACACTGGTTGAAATATCGGAGTTGATGGGCAATACACAGACATTCGATCACCGTTATTTGGGCCGAAATATGTACGCCGATACTGGTAACTCACAGCAAAGTAAATGGTATTACCGTTTGATGTAAATTCGAGTTCCCTTGAGGGGTTATTAACTTGTTGCGAGGTACTTACGCTGCTTTCGAGTGCGCCTGCAATAAATGTCCCCTTTGTAAACGTGTTGCCGTTTACGTCTTTCCATTCAGTCGCGTTTGCGCGGGTGCATTGATCTAAATCGGGTAAGCCATTTTTCATTAGTTTTGGGCCATACCAGTACCAAAGCTGCTCAGGGCCAAAACCGCTGGCTAACTCTATTTTCATAAAATTGTTACCAATTAAATCAATGCGAGGGGATTCAATACGGGTGCCCGCACGTAATACCTTACCGTCCAAGGTATCTTCAATTAAGGCGCTACCATGTACGTGCAAGGTATAAGATACCCATGCACTGCCGTTATAGCGCTTGATAGTTTGAACCGCTGGATCACCGGCTTTATAAATGGTTACGCGGTCATGCTCTACAGGAATGCCGCCAGGTACAGCGGCGGTAGCGGTAGAGTCAGACCATGCACCCGTTGAGGTGGGCACTTGCACCTCAACTGAGCCTCGGCTACCGTCTAGGCCCCGTTCTCCGCCATGGCCTGTGGCTGCAAAAATCGGCTCTGCAAAGGTGGCGCCCTCATCATAGGCACATAAATCAAATAACACCGGAGCGGTGGGCTTTGTTGCTGAGGTATAAATTAACGTAGCGTCTTTGTAATACTTAACAAATACACCATCCCACACCACGCTTAACCTATTTTCGCCGGTCGCTGGCCCAAACCAACCTTTTAGTTCGCCCTTTTCATAAACGGCTAACTCACCATTCGATGAATAAAAAGCGTAATTTAGGTTGTTGTAATCTCCTTGGCAGGATTCATAACTGAGCCCTAACATGACTTGTGAAGTAGAAGAAACGCGCGCTGAGGCCGTGGCGTGAACAAACACCTCTTGAGAGCTAACCCCAGCGTTCCAACCTTGATTTGTTTGTTTTACATAATCAAGGCCATTGCGAGAAAACGCGCCTGCACTGGTATAGAAGTTTATAGCACTCGTACCGGCGTCGCCTTTTTTTCCTTCTATAATATACTCTGCACTATCAGACCATGCGCCTTTTTCCCAAAGCGCAGCGCCCGTGTCATGGTATCTATTTTTTGAGGTGTAGGTTATTTTTCCTTCTTCGTAGTACGGCGTATCTTGCCAGCCGGTGGGGATAACCTCCGCTGTGCCGTCAAAACTGCCGCCCGTTGGCGTTTCAGGCTTTGACGTGGCGGCCTTATAAATATTACTCACATAAGATCCGTCTTTACCATCAAAGTAATCAACGCCTTTGACGGGCGTATCACCGTCACTAACAACAATGCTATTACCATCACCGTCGGTAATGGTGTGGGTGCCATCGCCGTTGTCGGTCACTGTTGGAATAGGGGCGTTTAAACCATCGTGTATGGTGATAACATCCGAGCCACTTTGTATTTGGTACGAACCGTTACCCAAGTCGGTGATCGTCGGCGTGTCGCCTTTATCGCCCTTGATTTTTGCAGCGCCCGACCAGCCGGTAACAGCCTCACCATTAACTAATTTTCTTTCTCGCTGGTATACGTCGCCGTCAACCATTGGAAAGTGCCAAGCTGTTTGACCATTGACACTGTAAACACGCTCAATTTCAATCGTGTTGCCATCTTGTGCTTTAATATCGTCTAATGATTTGACTTTGTGGCCGTCGCCTAGCTCTAAGCGGCCACGTATAACATGTTGCGGATTAAGTGGATCGGAGTTATCAACATATGATGTGGGCACGAACTCACCACCTACCATAGCCCCTTGGCGTATTACATCACCAACAAGGTCAAGGCTGGCAATATCGCCATCGTTATAACCAGCAATACCTGTTACTCGGCCGTTATTGTCAAGCGTCCAGCCGCCTCGGGCAACTAATTTACCGTCAACGGTTTTAAATAACTGGCGTAGCTCTTTAATGCTGGCCGTTTCATCGCCATCACTAATTTGCATATTGGCAATGTATTCAGCTAGTGGGCCATCAACCCATAAACCGCCATCGGTTACACATTTAACAGCGTCGTTTTCGCTGGTTATATTGCCCTCGGCATCGACACAATAACCAATAGCTGTGCGGGTATATTCTTGCGCAGTGGCTAACGCTTTGTTTGTATCATCTTCTATCTTAGCTTTTAAGTTTTGTTCTACCGTTACGAGTGCTTGGCCATCTTTAGATACCACATCAACAAGTTCATTAAATGATGCTTGGCTTTTATCAAAAATCGTGAACAGGTCTAATGTTGACTGTGCAACCGATTCAAGATCGTTCGCATTGGCTTTTAAGTTTGTTTCAGCAATGGCTAATTTTACGCCTTGCTTTTGCAACTCGTTGTTGCGCAGCAAGTCATTGGCAGCGGCCAAAATGGCATTTAAATCGGCGTTTTTTAAGTCAAGCTCTAGGCCACGCACTTGTACGATATTTTGATTTATACTACCGTCTAACGCATCGAGCTTTTGATCAACATTTGAAAACTTAGAATCTATGCCACCCTCTGCAGCATTAAAGGACGTGATTTGGCTTTTAATGTAAGCCTCTGCGCCGTTAATAAACTGCTCGGCGTTATTGGCTTTTTGAAGTGTATCGTTGTCGCTAAATTCTTGTAACGTGGCACTGACTTTGTACGTAGTATCAAAGGTGTTTAATATGGCGTCCACGTTTGATTGCGTTTGATAGCCTAGCTCGTCTACCCATGCAGTTGTCGCGTACTGGGCCATAACGCCCGTAGCACCATCGATGTCATTTTCAAGCGATGTTGTACGTAGTGTTATATCATTTAAAGCCAGGTCATTTGCGCCGCGTTTACCTACTTCAATAAAATCAATGTCACACTCACCTAAATTAAACTCAAGTGTCGTTATAACGCCTGTGTATCCATCGGTTCCCGTTGCATCCACTTGCAGTGTTTGCCAATCGTTGCCAACCGGCGCAGGTACATTTATAACATTGCTATTATCATTAAATTTTATTTGCCCTAGCCATGTTGCGTTTTCGTGTAAGCGTACACGTAAACGAAACATTGGGTTTTCATCTGCGTTGTAGCTGATTGCCGGTGAAGTGATAGCGCTCAGCGACACAACATAACCTAATGCGCTGTGGCTATCTACGCCTATAAAATCTTCATCATTGCTATTAAATTGCCAGCTATAGGCGGGCTTTAAGGCTTCAATTGCGCTGGCAATTTCACCTTGCATTTCAGTAAATGAAACTTTGGCGTTTATTTTATCGGCTTGTACTAACAGTTTAGACTCGGCATCCGTTAAGCGATTTTCACTCTCGGTAATTCGGTTAGCCTCAAACTCTATTTTAGAATTAACCCCGTCTATTTTTATGTTAGCTTCACTAAATGTTTTGTCTGTATAAGCAAACGCACGGTTAACTATCGTGCCATTGTCGGGGTCTATATATACCGATGCATCAATTAAGCGCTCATTATTAAGCTGGCGCTTTTCATATTCTTGACGCCACGCGGTGTAGTTAGCTGATAGATCAAGTACCCCTTTTTCAATATCTACACGCGTTTTTTTCTCTAAATTTAGTTCGCTAATTGTACGATTAAGTACGTCGGGTAAATTATCCTCTGTTTCAGGACGTAGGCGGTCTACTTGCGTGTTTATATCTTCTATTAGGGTTTGTGCGTCCTTACTGAGCTTTGTAAGTGGTAATTCATTAATGTATTCAGTTAAATCAACGGTAGTTGTAGCGGCCGTAATATTTACCCAATCGCTCGAACCTAAGTGATTAACACTGCGAACTCTAAATTGATACTCAGTTTCACTTTTTAAACCAATGCGATTATAAATCTGTGCAAGCACACGTTCGCCACTTTGCGGTTGTGCTACAGAGCCTAAAAACTCCCACTCAAACGCGGTGCCAATACCAGCTGCAGTAATCTCGGCGGTTAATGTAATTTGGTTATAATCAGCAGTTACATGCACAGTCGGCAAAGTAGGGGTGAGTACACTAAATTGCACAGCAACAAGTAATGAGCGCTGGCCAAATATGTTTTTAGCGCTAATACGCGCGGTGTACTCACCCAGTTGCAAATTAGGTATTACAACTTGCGTATAAGTTACAGAGGTTTTAAATACCGCCTCGTTAGCAGCAGTATTAATAAACTCAACATCGTACTCGTGTACAGCAAGCGGCGCAGGGTGGTTCCATTTAATAATACCATTGCCGTCACCATCAATGGTAACCCGTACATCAAAAATAGGCTGAGGTTTGCCCACTAAATAGTCACTGTTTGGCGTTAAATTTTGTGCACCAGGTACTAAATTATCAGCCCATAAATCAGGGGCGTCTTCAACACACATTAAGGTCACGCCGCCATCTAGTCTAAAGCGGCGCTCTGTTACACGGTAAACCTTATTATTTATCGATTCGCCAGGTAAGTTTAAATACACAGTGCGGCCAACAGCTGCAGCTAAGCCTTTGTGTTTAAGGGGTAACTCTATTTCGCCTAAACGTGTTTGTTCTAAATGTATTGTCGCAAGGCGTTGTGCTGTAGTACTACTGCGCACAAATGGGAGTGATATAGACTTTTCAAGTATCTGGTTATCAATGGCTTGATACCCAGCAGACACTACGGGCGGTGCATCAGTACGGTCATAGTTTTGGTCTGGGTCTGTAAAAGTGGCACGTACAACATTAGCACGGTCTCGTAAATCAGCATGCCACTTAATTTTAATATTGCCGTGTACGTCATCCTGGTTAATAGTGTGAGTAGGGTTGCCATACCAGGCACCTACACGAACATACCACTGGCCCATCTGTCTAAATATCTTACCAGCAAAACAGGCTTCTAATTGGTTTAGTACCTCAATGGGTTTAGTACTAAACGTAAAGCTACCGTTGGTTGTGTAGCGTGGCTCAGTGGTCACAACGCCCTCAGCGTCGGTAAATTCGGCGTTTTCGTCACACACATTAATGGCTGCAATCCACCACTGAAGCGGCAATCGGCTAAACGGTACCTCATATGCACCATAAAATCGTACATAGTGCAGTGCGCACAGTACCGCGTTTTGGCTCCAAATCCAGGTGCTTTCATCGTCAGGGTCTTGGCTTGTATCGCGCGGGTCCCATACACGAGCACCGCGTATTAAAAAACCCATATCGCTTATGCCGTCTTCAAACACTTCGCGGTTATTTTCAATTTCTATAAAAATATAGCTTTGACCAAAGCCAATATGCTCACTTGTCCAGCCAGCCATTTTTGCCATCGCTTTCGTGTTTGCAATGGTTTGGCGGCCATCGCTTAACTCATAATCCCAACTTTCACTTGGATATTCTTTGAGTTTTTTATCAGCAATGTAAATCTCTTCAAGGGCATCAATGGGCGCACCGTTAATTAAAACAATTAACTGCATCCATTTCTTGTCACCTTTTTCAACTTCTGCTTGGTGTGCAATTACCCCCCCAACAAGGTCGCGTCCAAATGTAATGCGCCTAGGCTGGTCTATACCCTTTTGTAACCCCTGGCCAAGGGTCGCTAAATCTTCTTCAGGTACTTCTGGGGATAGAGAGTCCCAAAGAGCACCCACGGTTTTATCAAAAATGCTTCTGCCAAGGCCAAATATATCACCGCCAGTATCTACAACAGTATCAACGACTTTAGACATTGCGCGGCTCCAAAGGATAAACTGCCTTTATGGTGTTCATGGGTAAGCTAACTAAACCGAATTCACCTACGCAAACAACAGCATTAACCGTTACGATACCTCCAACTAGGTCACCTTTAAACTTAACTACTGCTAAATCTCCTCGGCGGGCATACGCAGTAGGTATAGATGGGTTTAAACGGTCTTTAAACACACTTTGAACATCGTTTAAACCGCGTTTAAATAATTGTTTAAACGCACCGTTTTCAGTGCGGTAGTTACCCCTAAAGTCTGCAGCGACATCGTTACCGGTTGCAAATAGCACCCAATCAGCAACAAATAAACAACAATCATTTTTGCCCCATTTAAACGGTTCACAGTTACGTTGGTTAATAAACGCACTAAGCTTAGCGGCGACGTTCATAGCGCTTACCTCCTATGTAGTTACCAGGTTGTGTATCAGGTAGGTTTTGTTTATTGGCGGTGGCTTGTTCACTAAAAAATACATCGCCCGGGTATAGTGATTTTTGGGTAGCATCGTTCCAACGTTGATTTAAACGGGCTTCTTTCCAGCGCTCGCTTTCACCCGCAACACTGAGCTGTATTTGCGATACATCGCCGCGCTCTACGTCACAGGCAACAATGTAGCCGCTTTCAAGCAGCTGGCTTTGGCTAACGCGGTAATGCTCATCAACGGTTACAAGGTAAATTTCACAGCCTTGGCTAATGGGGTCGTTTTCGGCCACCTCAGCTAATACGGATTGGTCTTGAGTATGCAGGGTTAAGCGTATGCTGGTGCTGTCGTTTTTATCGCTGGCGGGTATTTCGCTAACAGTGCCGAGCATACCCACGCCATGCCAGGTTAAATTAGCAAAGCGACGTTCACCCACACCTGTATGCAGTAAAACATCACCACTTTTAAACGCTAGGCGTACAAAAAAGCGCGCGCGACCACTGGTGGCTAAATCATCAAGTAGGGCAGCGTTTAGGCTTTCCATTAAAACGCCTCCCGCCCTTTAATTTTCCAGCTGGTTACAATGCCGTTTTTATACTGAGCACTTGCAAGCCCTTGCTTGTTATCAGCAAGGCGGAACAAACCAACCGGTTGTTTAAAAGTAATTAGGGTGTTGTCTGCTGGTATTTTACGTAGGGGAGATTCAAATATTACTGTGGCATTGCCTAGTGAGTCCGTCACTAAATCTTGGGTTAATACTTTTAGCTCGGTGTTTTGGCCTACACCTACTTGCATACGTTCGCCAGCAACTAATAAGGTTTGGTTAGCGGGGAGTCCATCAATAATTAAAATATTACCGTCTTGGTTTTCACCATGCACATAACCAGTAAAGTCTTTATCAAGCTGCTCACGGCGGTAATCAATTAAAGTAAACGTGCCTACCTGGCCGCGTAAGCTAGCAATAAAACCATCAAGCGCCAACGCATCACGCTCAGGCACATTGGCAAGCTCAATTTCAAACTCCCAATAAGCACCTTCAAGGTCGTAAACCTCAGTGGCATTATTGGCTTTATTTAAGTGTATTTGGCTATTTGGCACTAACGTAAAGTTAGAGAGCTTAGGCCGTTTGGGAAGGGGGAGTGGTCGCATCGTTACCAAGTTTCATAATAAAACACTGGTAACGAGTATAAAATTTAAGGAGTAAGCTTTCGGCTGGAAAGGGGTTTACATAGTTATAGTAATTTACGAGCTTTTAATTCAAGTAGCACTTCATCCGAAAGAGCATCAATCCAATAAACATCTTTAAGCTGCCTACATGTTAAACCAGCAACTTCCATGAATACAAGTTCTGACGTAGGCTTTTCTACATCATTACTATAGATATACAAATGATAGACAATTTCTATAAAGAATAACCATGTAAATATTGTTAACCTGTTAAAAATAGCAATTTCTAATATAGGCTTATATCTATTATTTTCTATGTTATTCAATAAAAGAGCTATCGTTTTTATTTTTTCTATATAGATATGTGTATCATCAAAAATTAAACTTTTAAAACTTAAGGAAAGCTCATCATTTTCCAGCGGTTTTGACCTCATCTCAAAAAAGTAGGCTTGTAAAAAAGTCTCAAATGGCATATCTGATTCTTTTATACTTCTGAAATTAAAATTATCATCTGTAAAGATACTCCATTTTCTTTCATCTTGTTTTAATTTACACTTTTTATCATTTAACTTTTTAATTTGATCAATAACTTGGAATAGCGTTTCTTTGAATACACTATAACTTTGTGTATCAGATTGCTCCTTTAAAACTATTCTTGTTTCGATAAGCTCTAATTTTTGAACCTCTAAAGCCTCTTTGGAATCTTTCCATGTCCTATAAAGCAAAAGTATCGATACGAACAATAAAATCGGTGAAAAAACATTACTGAAATATGTAGCCGTGGCAACCCATCTTTCAATAGGGGTATTTAAATTAAAATTAAATATGCTGAAGAACTCAATAACAAAAATACTACAGCCTAATATTGCTAAAAAGATAAAGTATATTACGGGGTTTTTAATTAACTGTTTCAAAATTTTGTTTGTTGTTTTAAGATTATTACTCACAAACATTCCCTTGCTTTTTAAAACTCCTTTTTACACCAATCTCAAACACTTAACAACTAAGCTGCACCGCGCACGGCACGAATAATTGCACCGTTACTTTGTATATTAGCTACCACAACCCCCACAACTTGGCGTGCTATGTCTTGGCCTACGGATTGCGATGTTTGCTCATTAGCACCGCCTTGCACAGTAATTTGGTTAGTTATATGTATATTTACACCAGAGCCACCACCATCATTAGCTGCGCCGCCAGCATTGTAACGCCGCGCCATTTGGCTAATTTCTGTATTTTGTTTCGGGCTTAATACACGCTCACCACGCTGTAATACGTAGGTAGATTCATTCGGCACATAATCTAAACCACCGTGCGCAATACCCGCCGGTTGCTGTGCTTTAATTTGTCTTACCTGCTGTAAACCACTCATTACAGCGGCGGCGGCAGCAACTCCACCCAAAACAGGCCCTACAATAGGAATAGGGGCCAATGAAGTAAAGGCAGCTGTAGCGCCTTGGTAGGTATTAATAACAGCTTGAGCTATTGCAAACGCTTTATAGGCTTTAAACGCAGTCTTACTTTGGCCAGCCATCGTTTTAAACGTAGCAGCGCCCAAGCCAACAATCGCGTTAGATTTTTCAGCTTCTGTTTGTTTTTCAAAGTTAGCAAAAGCTAAAACATTACTTTGTAATGCCCCCATATTGCGGGTTTTAATTTGTAATAGGCGCTCTTGATGAGCGGCTTCACTTGCTTCACGCTCACTATGGTAACCACTAGCGGCATTGAGCTCTGTTTGGCGTTCTAAATCACGTAGCTGATTATCAGTGTTGTATTTTAGCTCGCCTACATCATCATTCGCCGCTAAGCCTATTTGTGAGCGGCGTTTAGCATCAACACGAGCTTGTTGGCGTGCTTGTTCGACACCTAATTCACTATTGTAAGCAGCTAATGCATCACGATCCGCATGGCCTTTAATAACGGCTATGCGATCTTCAAGCTCTTGCTGTAATTTATTTTTACGAAACTCTTCAGCTTGGTTTTTTTTTCGTATTTCAGCCTGTCTTTCACGTTCAGTAATTTTACCTTGATCTTCAAAATATTTAGACTGTAAGCGCTTTAAAATACCATCATATTTAGCTTTGTTACTTACATCGTTCTCACGCGCAACGGTCACCATTTGTCGTTGCTTATCGAAGTTATCTTTTAATCTAGCGCGCTCTCCCATTAAGCTGACTTCTAAGCGCTTAATGTTATCGGGCATGGCTGTACTTGTTACAACTGGCTTAGGCTTTTCAGTTTCTTTAATTGCGAGTACTTGTTGCAGAGCCACAATTTCATTTTTTAAGTCGGTCACGCGCTGTTGTGCCGCCTCAACATCCGAGAACTTACCCTTTAAGAATGGGTTGTTAAAACGTTCTCGTGCTTCATCAGCCATTTGAATCGCATTTTTAATGCGACCTTGCGCCATTAGTAGTAAACCTTGTGCTTGGCTACTTGTTAAATTGGCATACGGGTTTAGGTCTTTACTGGCTTCTTTAAGTTTATTAACGGAGTCTGTAGCGTCATCGCCCTGGCTTGCAAAGTAAGCAAGGCCAAGCCCAGCTGTTACTAATAAACCAACAGGGCCACCTAACAACCCCATTACGGTGCTAAGGCCACGCGCTGCTAAGGTTGCACGCCTAGCGGCGGCAGTATAAATATTGGTTGCGGTGGTTGCGGCTGCTTGTGTTGCTGTATAGCGGGTATTAGCAGCGGCTAAACGGGCAACAGCAGCAGTGCGTAAATTAGTAGTATTAGCCACAGCCAATGTATGCTGTGCATATACTTTCATTTCTGCGGCACGTTGTAGCTCTAAAACAGCATTGGCCTGGTTTTGTTTTGCTAGGGCTGCATCAGCAATTAACGCGCGGTTCTTAGCGGCCACATTAGCAACATAGCCTGCAGTACTTGCGCTTAGCCCCGCAACTAAATGCCCCGTTAATACAGTAGCTAATGCACCGGTTGCAAATACTAAATCATCAACGGCGTCTTCATTTTGGCGTAAATACGCCATGGTATCGGTGATTGAATCAACAATACTGGTTACAGCGAAGTTTACTGGCTCTTCGTATTTACGTATTAAGCGCTGGTACTCGTTACCCATTTCCGCAAAGCTGGCATTTATTTTACCTTCGGTAGCCTCGGCCGCTCCCGCATAATCGTTAAGCGCTTTTATCAGATAGTTTTTAAACATCTGACTGGTTACTTGGCCATCGTTCACCATTTGCCTAAAACCACCGGCAGCTTTACCTGCTGCTTTATCAAGTTTTTGCAAAAGCCCTGGCATAGGTTCTGTTACTTGGTTTAACTCTTCAGCGCGTAAAACGCCGGCAGTCATCCCTTGCGTCATACCAAATAAGCTTTGTGCAAGCTGCACATTGCTCGCACCCGTTTTAGCGGCGGCGTTAGCCATGCCTTCTAGAATTGCTTTACCTTGGGTTTGAGTAACAACACCCACTTCTTGTAGCGTTAAAATTTTACTGTAAGAGTCGGCAAGGGTGGTGTAACCGGTGTTTAAACGATCAGAGGTGGCAAATAAATATTCTTGTACTTTGGCGTAGTTTTCAGCTGAGCCAGTTAGCCCTTTAAGGCGTGTATCTAGCAACTGGGCTGCGCCCGTATCGCGCACAAACATGGTCGCGGTGCCAATACCCACCAAGGTAGTCAGCGTTGCACCAATTTGCCCGTAGGCACTATTCATTAACCCCAATTGGCGGGTCATTGCGCCTTGCTGTTGCATAATACGGGCTTGGCTGGCACCTAATTGCTGATTTGCGGCAACTTGGCGTTGTACCGCTTGGGGAATGCGGTTTAGTTCGTTTACGTTTTGGCGCGCACCGGTGGTAACTGCTTTACCGTCATAACTTAAGCGTAACGCCAAATTCAAGTTGTTGCTCATCGGGTCGCCTTATTAGTCCAATTATGGTGCGCTCTAGGGTTTGCAGTTTTGCAAAATCATCGGGATTAAGGGTTATATTTGCATAGCGCCAGGCTATATCAGCCCTGGCATAATCAAGGGCAATTTCTACCCCTTGGTTATCCCGTTGCCATTGGCTGCTAGCGGTAGTCAGTGCCACTACAGCCGCATGGTTAGGGGGCAATACAAACAATGTCTCGTCTTTGTTTGGCGCTGTTTGTTTAGGTGCACCAAAATGGGCTTCGTCGTCATCAATGGTTTTACTGTCTGCTGCTAGGTCGCCCAAAAACCACCTAGCAACATCGGCTAGTTTTTTTCAGTGATACGGTACTGGGCGTTAATACACTCAACACTTAAACGGGCAGTAATGCCGCTGTATGCCAGCATTTCTTCAAGGGTGCTTTTATCAAAGGGTACGTCTTTACCATCGTCGATAAAGTCATCCCAACCCACTAACAATGAGCGCACAATCTCACCATCATTCGCACCTTGTTTTTCAGTCAGTGTTTTAAGCTCGCTTTCAGATACCAATTTAATTTTTGCGGTAAATTTAAAAATAACCCCACCAAACTCAAAATTAAGTGGGGCGCTGATCAATGCAGTTTTTAACTCGGTTAGTAATTTTAATTTCATTGTGTCTTCCCTTGTAAAAGGTAAATAAAAAGAGGTAAAAAGGCGCTCCCCCCTTATTCAAAAACTATCGTCAGTTCGTCATAACCAGCACCGCTGGGCACTAACTTACCGTCAAACTCATAACCGGTTAATTCTGAGTCCAGGCTTGTGTATTTAGGCCACGGCATTTGATAGCGGCCAATAATGGTGACTTTTTTACCTGCAGCAGTGCCGTGGGTAAATTCAAAGTTTTGCACTTTGCCAACATCGTCAAACGGGTTGAAGGTGGCCAGTTCTTCGGCGGTTAGCGTAAAATTGGCGCTGCTTTCGTGACCGGTTATCATTATTTCTTCATGGTTAATGGCACGGTCAAATACCACGTTATTACCTAAGTCGACTGTGAGTTTGTGCAGGGTGCGTTTAACATCGTTAAGCTTAAAATCACTGCTGTTACTTACGCCGAGCACTTCGGGGCGCACCCAACGGTCCCAATCAACCGCAGGGGCGGCAGTACTTGCAACCGGCGCACTAAATAACCCTTTAAATTGCCAGTTAAGCATGGGTTTGCCTTTTTCAAGCGCAAAGCTCACGTTGCCTTTCATTTCGCTAATGTTGTGGGTATTTTTACCAAAACGTACTAAGCATGTAACTGCAACAGCTGCCCCTTTTGTAAACGTAACGCTGCTTGCATCAGCCACTTGCACCATGCCACAGGCTAATAACAGCGGAGCAAATGCAGGTTCGTTACCCACAGTGCCACTCATAGCCAATGGCGTTTTAAAATTAAGGCTTATATGCTCACCGTAAAATGTCTCAAGGCTGGCACCGCTATAACTGGTTTCTAGCTCGTCTTTTTCGCTTTCGCTTTCAAGGGTCAATTCAACTTCACTGGCATAAATAGCATGTAGGCCCGTTAAAGTTGTGCCCAAGGCATCCGCTAAAATGAGTTTGTCTTTAAATCGCCAACTCATGATTTAATCTCCACTTTAATCAGCTCACCACTTTTTAAGTTAAAAGCGCCGGCTAGCTCGTCTCTGTTACCTTTAGCACTTGCAAGCGCCTGGTTAACGTTTTCGGCAATCGTCATCGCGCGGGACTTTTTCGGGCCTGTATTTACAACAGCCTTTTGTTCAGCGTGTTTCGTTGATTGCTGTTCGGTTTGTTTGCTCATGGCATCACCTTCACAGTTACGGTATGTAGGCCAGTTACACTAAACTGGCACTGGTAAATTAGGTTATTGGTTTTTTTGTTAAGCTCAATGGTTCGACCCTTATCAAGCTTTATTGGGTCCCACCCAGGGTATTGGCATCCAGCAATAGCGGCTTTTACATCACTACGCAATTGCTTAACTTGTGCATCACTATGGGCATTACCTGCAGCGCAGGGGATCACAATCATCACCGCAAACACATCTTTAACCTGATACTCATCCATACCATGTACTTCATTGGTATTGGTGTTGTCATCGGCCAATGGCAATACAAACAACTGTGCACTGTGTACGGCATGCTCGCGAACATGGTTAAAGTCGCTAGCAAACCCAACCGTTGCATTAACGATTGTTTGGCTTAGCAGGGTTTCTATGTTGTTTAAATCAAAGTTAAATGCCATTTAAATGCTCTTTAAATTAACCAATCAGTAATAATGTCGTTAATCTCATTTTCTTGCACAGCCGCAATGCCCAGTATTGGCCGTGCGGGTAACGTCACGCTTTTATTGCGGCCAGTTTCACCACCATAATGGTGTATAGCTGCGTACTTTTCGCCTAAGCCATGCTCAAGCGTATTTCCGTTTACATTGTGCGTAACAGAGCCTGCAAGGTTGCGCTCATCAGTCAGCGTTAAACCGCCCCGGTCTTTTGCTGCTTGCGACTGCTCCCATTTACGGCCTTCGGGTGTTACTTCCCGTAAAAATCGGGTGGTGACGTCCATGTCTAAAAATGCACCAATGTCGTCCAATACATCAGCTGGATTACCGCTTACATTTGCAATTTGGGTTAAGCGGGGCAGTGCATTACCCGTTATGTGTATAAATACACCCGCCAATTTAATAACCTGGCCAGTTAAATTGAGAGCCTGCAGGTTTGGTTCGCATCCCAGTTCTTACGCCTGCAGGCGCATCTTCCTTAATTTGGATCACACCTTTACTAACCTTATCAAGCATCGCCATCGCGTTACTTTTAAGGGCTTTAAGGTTTTCATCAGCAATGTTAGGGGCTAACTCACAATGCATTAAATCGTTAGCAATGCCGGGTAAAACAGAGTTATTAATATCATCTTGGTTTAACGCAAACCGCGAAACATAGCCCGCTATAACTGCATTTACATTTTTTTGTGCTTGCGCATACCAGGCATTAATTTGCTCTTGCAACTCACTGTACGTCTCACTTAAAAGTGCGGCTTCAACATCATCACGCGTCACGCGAGTGCCTGGCTCGTTAAATTTATTCGACGCAAATTGCAACAGCGTATTAATACCTATTTTGTCTATAACTGCTTGTTCTGTAGTAAACATGCACACCTCAGTTAGTAAAAAAAAGGCCCGAGCAAGTCGGTACTGGGGCCTTTACACAGGGAACAACAATGATTAATTACGCTGGCGTAAGCACGTTGGTTAGCAAAATACCGCAGTCTTTCGCAATAATTTGTTCTTGTACGGCTTCGCCTACCATGATTTCAACACCGCCATTTAAACCAGCAGAAACCTCACGGTTCCCCGACGTACGCGAGCCATAGCGCGCGGTGAGCGCAAAGGTCATGCGGTTGTTATTAAACGAGGCGAGCGGATCGTGGTAAGTAAACGACAAGGTATCTTGCCAAACCTTTTGCAAATTAACTGCTTGGCCTTTTTTAGCGGTATTTAGACGCGCTTGGCCAACGGTTACATGCTCAAGCTCTAACACTTCTTTAATGTAGCTCCATGGCACTAAGCCCTGGTCGCCGCTGGTACCATTAAACGCTTTTAGTAGTTTAGGGTGAGTGCGCAACTTAGTTGCCACCGATTGCGATAATGTCATCGCATTAGGGCGCATTAACGGCGCATCTAGAATTTCTAGAAAGAACGGTAAAATATCAAGCGAGTCGTCATCTAAACGCTTGTGGCCTGCTGCAGCTAATGATTGAGTACTCCCAAAGTTAGCCGCTTTGTTATACATAGTTGCAACGCGTATTTCACGGTTAAGCAATACTAGGTCAGTTAAGCTTTCCGCAGCATGGGTGCGCGGGTTGTAGTTTGCCGGCGCATTTGTTACATCATCATTCGGTACTACATCAGATAGGCCATGATCAACCACTGAGCCTGTTCTCTCTTCAACACTAAACTCAACTTGATTGGGAGTTGATTTACGACCTATTTTATCGTCTACAACCGTAAACTTTTCACCTTTTTTAAATTCGGTCCACTTGTAGTTACGTAAACCAACAGGTGAATAAGGTGCAAGTGTATCCGCAACCAATGCTCTATTACGATAAGCAATGGCTATGGCCGTTTGCTCAACGTCGGGGGTAAATGGCATACCATTACTCATGGCAAATCCTCACTTTATAAATTTAAGTTAACCCAAGCGCATTAAGCGCTAGGAATTGTTGCTACTACATGTGGGTTTAAAAATACGTCGCCAATCACACCGGCTTCGCCATCTTCCATAACCCAACCTGCAACGAATACTTGTGTTTCACCCACAAAGTTAGCTGGGTCAAACTCAACCGCTTTACCTTCGCTATCAGCCACAATTGGCGTACCTGCAATTAATGCTTCACCAAACTCAATCGGTGCGCTTTGAGTCATTACCACGTCAACACGTAAATGTTCATCAGTGCCTTGCTCAGTAACGCCTGCATACATTGCGCTGGCATCAATCGCCAACCCAACATGAAAGTCTGCTGCTGCCGACACAACCACTAAACGGTTAGCCGGTATAACGTCTTCAGCGCTAAAGTTTCTAATTAATCCTGGTTGTGCCATGGTTCTATGCCTTTTTAACGTGGTCTAACGCGGCAGTAATGCTAATTTCAATGCCTTTGCTAGATTGTGATTGTTGAAATTCAAGCGCTTTCGCTGCCAATGTTTCTGCACTGTCGTCAGTGACTTCGCCGTCTTTGTCGTCTTTATTAAACTCGTGAGTTAAACCCGTTTGTTCAGGCAGACCCTTTAAAAAACCCTGAAACCATTCTGCTGGTTTTAGCGCCTGGCTATTACCGTCAGCGGCAGCAAACTCAAAGGTGGTGTCGCCGTCATCCAGCTTGGCCATAAACTCAGCCACACCTTCAGTATTGGTTAAACGCGGAGCTTTACCGCTATTTACTTCGGTGTTAATAAAGGTGTTAGCCGCTGCAACACGCTGCGCGTATTCAAGCTTCGCGTTTTTAGCGTTAGCTGCATCAATCTGGTCTTGCAGCGCCTTTCTTTCTTTTTCATCCATTGCATTGTCCTCTTGGGTGGGTGGGGTGGCGTCATCTTCGCCTTTACTAAATTCAGCACCTTCACCCTCAATCCCTTTAGCACGTTCGTGCTCAGCAATAATGGTTTCTTCTTTTAACCATTCGCCTTCGTAATGCGGCACAACTTTATCTGCCGCTTCACTACCAAAACGGTCAGTTAAAAAGCTGCGTAAATTGCTCATAAGGCGGGTAAGGGCGTTTGATGTGTGCAGCGATATGTTGTCAATATCACCGGCAGCAAATTCTAGGGTAAGGGTATCGGCGTCATCAGCTTGGTTAAACTGCCAGGCTAAGCCTTCAACCGCAGGGGCTTTACCGCCCAAATAGCCAATGTGCGCAAGTTGGTAGCCATTAGCCACTTTTTCAAGTTTTACTGAGCGGTTAGGGTAGCGCTTGCTTTCAACCGCTTGGGCAAACTCTGCACATACGTCTTCAGCTTTGGCAAACAATGAGCCACCAACCGCTTTTAATTCACTGGCCCAGCCCCAAGCAGGGTCGTCCATTTTAGGGTGGCCAATTACCAGCGGAGCGGTTTTAGGTTTAAAGTTGCTTACAACGCTGTTTAAATCAGCTTCACTAAATGTATGAGTAACGCCTTTAGAGTCAGTTTGGGTACCTGCTCTAAAAACTTCAAACCAATTAAATTTGGTATTTGGGGTTGTTTTGTTTGCCATGTTCCAAGTGCCAATAAACTTACTAAGTGGCACCCAGTGTATGGGGAGAGTGACTATTGAACCGCTGGAAAAGACTTTACAGCGTTAGGGGAGGGTTACGGATATAGGCTAAATTGTGTTGTTAGAGTTATCAAGTTGTTTTTATTCTTCGCTAGATAATTTGAGTTTCATATTTAAATCTCTAAATATCTCCGTCATTGAATTTAAACTATCTAAACTAATTAAATTGCCTTTAAATGAGTAAATATCTCTAAGGATAAATGACATACTCTCATGCCACTCTAAAATACTTAGAGTCAACATTCGGTCTTCTTCTAATTGGTTTTCTTTAAAATAAATCATGTTTTTCTTTTCAAATTCAATCACTAAGTCGAAAACCTCAACAATTTGTTCTTGAACTTCGATTTCATCACCAGAATTAATTAACTTATCAGTAAGCTCAACAAAATTATCAATGATATTAGTGCTTGGTTTAGGTGAAAACTCCATGATTGTAGAACTAGGATAAAGTAGTAAATATAACTCACGGCTTCGGATGCTAACGTGATGCTGTTTTTCTAAGTAATTACAATAAAACTCAAAATATTCGTGATGCTCAAAATAATTTTTGAGGTGGGTTTGTTGAACGGTTTGCTTTGATGCATGAAAACGGGCAACCATAACACTCAGTAATATCGATATTGGTAAAAGACCGATAGGAAACTTGTAATACTTAATAAATGAATCTAAGTGAGCAGCCGTAAAACCAAAATCGAACCTTTCATGTATAACTAGCTCTCTAGTTAAATTCAGACTAAGTAGTAATGCAATAATTGCTGGAGTTAATAGCGCAAACCAAAATGAACAGTTCTTATGTAATGCTCTACTTTCATCAATTTTGATACAACGAGTAAAAAATTTTAAAATCTTATTGTTCATTATCAATTCCCTTGAACATAATTTGCAGGGTACTATATTAGAGAAATCCAAATTAACCAAGGACTGGATATGCTAGCAAACAAAATAATCTTTTTAGTTATAGTTGGTTTAACTGCCTTTTACTTAAGTATGTTTTTTCAAAATAGCCCCATTCAAAATGTCGAATATGGTAAACCCGATGAAATATCACCTACTATGTACGATACGCTTACAAAGCTAATCGCTATCCAGCAAAACTCCGTGCTTACTACTTACATAAACAATCACTACACAGATGATGGTTACATTTCTACTGAAGAGTATGTATTAATAGCCCAACAGCAACTTGCCATAAATAAGCCGTTGCAATCTGAACTTAAAATAAATTACTCTCTAAAAAAGGCTAAATCAGATTTTGAAAAAGTATTACCGTTAAATCAGAGTTAAACCATGTTTAAACCATGTTTAAATTCGTTTGTGCTTGTTTAAACAAGGTTTATGTATGCCAATGTAGCCACCAAATAAAATAGGATGCTTAAAATCGCTTACAGGTGATTATGTTTTTTAGCCTTATACAAAAGCTGCACTAAAAATGAGTCATCTCAAGCTTTGAAGGTTATGCTCTCTATTTCATAATTCATTAAGAGTAAATTTCACATCAGAAGGTTTAGTTTCTTTGCGATCATAACGGTGTCTATCAAAGTGCTTTTTATAGCTAGTGTCATGGAGGTTTGCATGAACCACCTCGCGATGTGGTATTGCAATAGCAAACTTTTTGTAGACTCCCATTTTACTTTTCTTTTCGACATCCTCACTAGTAGCGTCACACTCTTCATTTAAGATGTGCTCTATAACGGGCTTATAATCAATCAAATAAATAAGGTCTTTCTTTTCATCACACCTGTAACCACTTAAAATAGGCAAAAGGTGAATATCATTACTATCAATACCGATTTCAGATATATAGCCTATATACACCTTATCGTTTGATAAAGTAAAAGCGATGGGTAAACCATATTCCCAAGAATTAAATGCAAGGTAAGTAAACTCAGGGGTTAAATCTTTCCTTGCCGCTCTTTTCCAGCTATTTAGAATAGGGTTCTCCTGCCTTTTTTTAGCTACCGTGTACTTAACCCTTGGAATAAACCAGCTAAATAAAAAAGTAAAAAAAAGTACAGAAATTAAATTTACAGTTTCAAAACTCTGTCCAACGGAAGGGCTTAATACACTTAATTGAGAGCTAAACCATGCTCCAATAGATTGAGCAAAGCAGTATTGAGCAATCACAGTGACAAAGATATATGCACATAAAAAGAGGATTAAGCCTGTAGAAGCAGCAAGCAAAAAAGTATGATAGCCTTTAGATGCCTCATATTTTGGGTAAAGTTTATAATTTGTTTTTCTGTAAATATGCCCAGCGATAGTAATAACTAGAATAAATATAACAGTAGGTTTTATCATAATTTCCTTATAAAAAAAGCGCCTTACGGCGCTTTTCTTTTGCTAGCTTTGTCTTACATAAGCTCTAGCTTGCCTAACCTGATCTTTAACTACTTCACTCTTTGATAGTGAATCTAAATCAGCAATAAAATACTTTCCACCAGAAACCTTTACTTTAATTTCGTCTGTATTTTCTTTATACGTAAAAAATTTCTTAATAAATTTAAACATACTACACCTCCATTAAAAGGGAAGTGATCCCTTAACCCAACCCATAGTCACAACTACTAAAAGTGATAATAGCAATATAATCCACAAATCAACCATTTTCAATAATAACCTGTGGACAATGCAGTAATAGTCGTGACTTTTCCTAGCAAGCATAATAATTCTATCTCGCTTTTACAAAAACCACCCCGTGAAAAATTCTCTATATCTACATCTAGTATTTACACGTAAGAGGTTAAAAGTTAGATTGTTTTTTTAATTTGAGGAAGATAACAATGAATGGAGATAATCCAGCAGCAAGGCTACATGCTATTTTAGTGAAAGCAAAAGGTAAGCCTAATAATCAAAATTGTAGAGCTATGTGGTCTGATATTTTAAATATTTCATCTGAAAACGAATCTAAGTTCTTAATGCACATGGGTAAAGTTTCAAGTCTTCCCTATGAAATTTTCGAATTTGTAAAAAATGAATACCCTAATCAATTAAGCACAACTACGCACTGGACAAAGCAAGTCAATAGTGCTTTTTTAAAGCAAGACTACAATGGCCAATTCAGTACTTTTATAACAAAAATCGATAACCATTCATTAGATAATCTCAGTTTATTGAGTGATCTAATCGCTGGCAAAACTAGCACAAAGGTTCTTCCTGAAGATTCATTAAATTCAATGAGAGTTAAGGTTCAAGATCTTATAGATGAAATGATTAAATCAGACTTATCAAAAGAATTTAAACAATACTTAAATAAGGCATTAAATCAAATACTAGAGCATATTAATTCATATATTATTACAGGTATAAACCCAATTATAGATAGCTTAGATATGGTTTTAGGTCATGCCGTTACTGATATTGCTTACAGAGATGAATTGAAGGAAAGTGGTTTCGGAGAAAAGTTACTCGGTGCTTTTCATTTTCTTGCTAGCTTTACTACTTTAGCAGCAGGTATTGCGCAACATGAAGACTTAGGTAAATTTTATTTGTCTTTAGTAAATTAAAAAAGCCCCTAACTAGGGGCTTCTTCAAACATTACACATCACATATGGGCTGAAAACGCTTTAAACTTATTCCAGGAAACAAAAAAGTTAGCGAACGCATTTAACATCACAAATACACCAACAATCATCACCACAGCCGCCAGCTTTATTGTTTTATCATTAATATCAAAGTTTGCTGTATCAGGAATAAACAGCACTACCAAAAAAATAAAACACACAGCCAATAATAACCCCATAGTAAAATGCAGCTTATTAACTAACTTAGGTAAGTAGCCTGTTAAGGTAGTATTACGTATTAGAGTATTGTCTTTAGCTGAGGCAAATAACGTGATCGAGGCCATTACAAAGCCAAACAAAATCCCTGCAATGGTAGACACCGCAGAGGCAATGGGTTGTATTTGCTTAGCACTAAAGTCAGCCACAACAGGCCATATAAACATGCAAATAACAAAAGACACGCTAGCCATAATCATAACATGGTGTTTTTTAGCACTTTGCCACATAGGTTATCCTAATCTCTGACGCTCTAAGCTCCCAAAGTATAATTCTAGCTCAGATTCCTTTGAGTCTCTAGCATCTTCCATCGCTTGCCACATTGCCGCAGCTGAAGGATAACGCCCTTCGATATTCACTTTTGCATAATAAACCAGTCTATCTGCAACTAAATCAATAGGGTGAGTTACCAGTGTATCGGCGTCTTCTAATAGCAATTTACATTTTTTAACATCAAACTTAGAGTTAAGTTCTCTGAATGCACCTTTCAAATTTGATGCTAAATACCTCTCATCAGCAACGTCCGATCTCGCATTCCCCCTAAGAGTCAGGTTTAGCATAGCCGTGCCCGAGCCACTTAAAGTAGAGATTATATTATTAGCAAAGTCATGTTCAATACCCTCAAATAAATCAGGGTTTGTAGGCTTTGCAATTGAAAAGTCAGCATGTCGTATCAGTATGTTGTTTTGCATTAACAACAACACATCGGCAGGAGCTATAACAGGAGATAGCGCAGTAACATACCCACCCGACGAAAAGTATTTAGCTAGGTTATTAAACCCAATGCACATATGGTTTCTTTGCACTATAAGTAACGAGTAATCTCTATAAAAATGAAAGAAAGATTTTTCTAAAAGGTTTTCATTAGGCGCTAATTGTAATTCTCGTTCTTCACCACCAACAATGGCGGCATTGGGTAAGTCACTGGTTCTATGCTTTCCTATTACTCCTCGATACCCAAACTCTGTGCGTTCAAATAAGCGTAGTTCGTAGGTATAAGATGCTATTTCTTTTACACAGCTGTTGCCTTGCTCAAAACGTGTAAATGTATCATCAAGCAATTGGCCTGTTGTTCTTTGCTCTGCATTTACGTCTGAGTTGGCTGTTATACATTGATAAAAATCAAAGTTATAGTTTTTATTTGCCATAGTTCCCTCTAATTATTATTTAAATTTTTACTAATCCACTTTACGTGTCCGTTACTTACCAAAAATAAACAGTCCAACAAAAAATATGATTGCAAAGGCCACAACATAACTAATAATATTAATTTCGCTTTGCTCTTGCGCTTGATTCAACTCTACCTCAGCGGTTTTGGCCTCAAGTTCAGCAATTTTCAATTTGTCCTTTGCAATTTCTACTTCCTTCATTGCCGTTAAAGCATCCATTTCTTGACAGTAAATCAGATCAAACTTTTTAACTTCTTCTTCGCTAAGGTCTTTAGTTAACTCACTTAGTTCATCGTCTAAATCAAGCAGTAGTTGCGGGGAGGTATTATTTAGGGCAGCAGCAAGCAGCCTTATGTTATGTTGATTAGCCAACTCTCGTACATATTTGCGCTCTAACAGCTCCATCTGCATTCCTTTTTATTATCAATCCACTTTACGTGTCCGTTGTAACACACGTTCTACACGACCAAGTACACTAAAACGCCCAGCGTTAATATCATCCGCATCAACAAAAAAGCCAGAGTATGCGCTGTTGTCGCTGGTAATGCTGTAACCCTTACTTTTAAAGTCGTACTGTATACGCTTTACAAAAATCTCATCATCAAATCTAAGCACGCAAACACCTTCACGCGCATCAGCAGGGTCGTCTACCAGTGAAACGAGAGTCAAATCACCATCGTATAGCGTACCTTCCATACTGTCGCCGCGCACAGGTACTACCGTCAGCTTTTTATTATGTAGGTTATTTTGTTGCAGCCAACGGGTAGAAAGCTCAAACCGTGCTATAGGGTGTTCGGCAATAACCAAAGCACCACCACCCGCACTGGCCGCTAAATCGTATTGTGGCACAGCCGTTAAATCAGCATGGCTGGTTTGCAGTGCTGTGATTTGAGTAGGTGCAGCGGCAACTGTTAACGAATCACCACTTATGCCAGTAATAATATAATTAGTGTCAAATCCTAAACCAGATAATAAAGCTAATTTATCAGATGGGATGGCAATTTGAGTCTCCCATCGACTGATCTGTTTTGATGACATTCCTAAAAAATCTGCAATTTCTTTTTGACTTAAATTCAGTCGGTTACGTTCTTTTTTAAATAATTCACAGACATTTATGTCTTGCAAGGGTTGATATGTAGACATATATGTCCTATTCTCACCACACATTAACAAAAACATACACTTTAAATCTCGCCAAAGAACATAAAAGCGTATGTAAACCAAAAGGCACTTTACAATGAAACCAGAGCAAATAAAACAAGCACTTGAAGAAAAAGGCTATTCACTGTCAATTGTGGCAGCCGCACTTGGCTTAAACCTATCTCATGTAAGCAGTGTTGTTTATCAGCACACCACATCCTACAAAGTGGCCGCTGCCATTGCCAAAATAATTGGCAAACCGGTAGAGGCTATTTTTCCTGACGTACCCGCTTATACCAAAAATAAAGACACCCGCAGCCAAAAAGTACAAGCGCTGCGCGAGCTTTTATCGGCTGAGTGACAGCATCGGTAATTACGCATTTTAAATCAATGTAATTTTGTAAGAGATTTTTACCTATGGAACAGTTAACAATGGCACAACAAAAACAGATGACCAAAAGCATACTTGACGCAGACGTAGCGCCAGATTGCGATATATACCATTTGTTTATTCACAGTGTTTGCTCTGCTATGAAGCGCTCAGGCTTTAGCCGCCCAGTAATAGCTGACCGCATGAACGACGCACTACACTCGCAAAACAACGAAGTTGACCAAGCCAAACTTAATAAATGGCTAGCACCCAGCCAAGCACACTACATGCCCATGCACTTTTTACCGGCACTTTGTTACGCCGTGCGCTCAACCGAGCCTGCCAATATATTGCTCAAACCTATTTTATTTAAAGCGGTCGATCAGCGCTCGCAGTTATTGCAGCAACACGCTGAGCTGCAAATGGAAATAGAAGAGCGCACTGCCATGCAACGCTATATTGCAGAGTCGTTACTGACAAACGACGACAATCAAGAATGACGTCACCATTACACCACCCGCTATAAAACCCAACTAAGGCTAAAAGATAATGACTATCAAAGACCAAGAACCGTCTGAAATTCAGGTTTTTAGTGCAGAAGAGCAACAACAGCTAGCTCAAAAAATTGAATCTATGGCTACTCAAGTTCATCTAGTGATGCCTGACAATGTTGAAAGTGCATGGCAGCTAGTTATTCAGATGGAAGAGCAAGCACTTATAGATACAGCAAAACGCGGGCTGTTGTATATGTCTATCAAAATGCATTCCGCTCACGGCGAGTTTGAATCAAAAATACGTGAGTATTCATTAGCTCCTAGAACTGTTAGGGAATCAATGACTGTCGCGAAAATGTTTTTAGCATTGCCGGAGTCAAAACGGCGGACGTCCGCCGTTTTAAACATGAACAAAAGCAAGCTAATTGAAATGGCTCGCTTACCGGTTGAAACTGTTGAATCGTTAGATGACGACGACCTTGAAACACTTAATGACTTATCAGTACGTGAGTTCCGTAAAGAAATTCGCAAGCTTAAAAACAAACACACCGAGCTTGAAGATCAAACAACCACGCTCATAAACGCTTTAGAGACTGAGCGCTTAACCAAGGCCCCAAAGCAAATGTACGAGCTGCCTATGCTGGTTGCACAGGTGCGCCAAAAGTCGTTTGCACATAATGCCGTTGTTAACGAGTCGCTCGAAGAGTTTATAGCCATGGCCGAGCAACTTTGTAACGCCCGCGACCTTGATTTAAACCACCGTATAGGCGCAGCGCAAACAACCTGGCATTTATGGTTAGCCGTACAGCAACGCATTACCCACATGTTAAACCGTTTAAGCGGTGAGTTTGGCCCAGAGCATTTAGCCGGCGCTGAGTGCATACCACAATTTGCCGAAGACGAATGGCAAGACGCCCAAGCAAACCGTGAATACATGCTCGCCATGTTTAACGACCGTATTAATACCCAAAAGTAGGAAAGAGCAATGCATCCTGCAGTTCAAAAATACAATAAGTTACCAAGTATAGGTAACGAGCTAAGTTGGCAAAATGCCAGCGAAACAGCCCGTAAAAAAGCCCAAAGTAGGGCGGTAATAGTACGCCATTTATTAACCCAAGAATGCGCGTTACCAAAAGCGTTTGAAGCACTGGTTAATGCCTACCGCACCAATACAGCAATGGCTACACTTTCAATCGCTATTGATGCACTGGGTAAATTACCCGGGCGCGCAACCATTTATAATTGGTGCAACGCCTATAAAGACAACGGCATTAATGGGTTACTACCTAACCATAAAGGCAAAGCACAAACCCAGTACAGCTGGCTTGCCCGTAGCCTTGAGCTTTACCACAGCCCTAATAGCCCAAGCTTTGCGCAAGTGGCAGATCAGTTAAACAAAGAGGGCTACAAGGCTGAGCATCACCAAGTACGCCGTTTTATAAATGCGCTGCCACACGAGCTAGGGCCACAAAGCCCGTATCGTATGGGTGCAAAACTATATCGTGAAAAACATAAAGACCACTTGTTGCGCTCAACCGACAACTTAAAGCCTGGTGTTATGTATAACGGCGATGGCCACACGCTCGACGTATACCTAGCGCACCCTAAAACGGGTAAGCCATACCGCGCTGAGTTAACTGCGTTTCAAGACGTAGCAAGCCGCTGCATTGTGGGCTGGGAACTCGGCTACGCAGAAAGTACGCTCGATACACTCGCAGCTATTAGCCGCGCCATTAAAGTACATAACAACGTGCCTGCCATGTTTTATCTCGATAACGGCTCTGGCTACAAAAACAAACTAATGAACGACGACACCACCGGTTTTTATGCTCAGTTTGAAATAGACGTAATATTTGCCATACCAGGCAATGCCCGTGTTAAGTGGATTGAGCGGTTCTTTTTACACATGGAAGACCGTGTTGGTAAACGTTTTAGTACCTATTGCGGGCGTGACCACGACGATCGCCATAAGCAACTGGTACTTAAAGAGGCTAAACAGGGTAAACGTAAGCTACCGACAGTAGACGAATGGATAGCTGAGTTTAAAGCATTTTTAAACGACTACCACAATAGCGAACACCCCGAGATTAAAGGTAAAACCCGCCAACAAGTGTGGGATGAAAACATTGAGCGCGTGCCACCGGTAGAGGGTGATTTTGTCATGCTACCACGCGAAACCGTCAATATTCGCCGTGGCCGTTTCCGCCTGCATCAACGTGATTATTCAGCTGACTTTTTACACCAGTTTAACGGCCAAGAGCTTGTTGCCGCTTACGACCTACACGACGACAGCTACACCAAGCTTTATAAGCTAAACGGTGAGTTTTTAATGTTCGCTAACTTAAAAACTAAATCGCACGCGGTGCCTACATCTCGCATCGAGCAAGCCGAAAGCAAACGCCGTACTGGTCGCTTAAAACGCATAGACACCAAACGCCGTGAAATTGAAGCCCAAGAGAATCAGGAGCGCATTATTGATGTTGACTCAGTGGCGAAGTTTGCAGCACCCATTAAAGGTATTGAAGCACAAGAAGCACCGGTAAACATTTTTGATTTTGATGTAACACCAGCACAACCACAACACGAAATCGACCTAAACGAATTACTAGACCAACCTAATTTACGAAAGGAAACAACTTATGAGCTATAGCCAACCACACCCATACACGCCCGAGCAAACCCTGCGTGTTGAGCTAATTAATCAAGAGCTAAGCACCACAGGCATGACCGCCGAAGAACTTAACTGTGGCTTTGCACTGCAGTCAGTAAAAGAAGTACTCGCGAACAAATGCACCATCAACCCTGAAAAAATAATTACACAAATTTGGCACCAGTTATTTGGTGAAGCGGCCATTACAGATATTGAAAAACGTAACGGCTTTAATAAGTCGTATAACAAAGCTGATCGTGAGCTGGCAGGACGTATTTGCCTGCGCTTACAATCACCTGAAATACGCGAACAAAACATTACTAGCGCAAGCATTGCAGTGAGTATGGGTAAAAGTCCTGCATCTATTAGCCAATTAATTAATGGTAAATACAACGCAAAACCTACTAAACATTTACATGATATTTGGGCACTTATTTGCCCTGCAGAAGTTGATCAAGGCAAACCTAGTAAAGAGCGCAAACAAATAAGCATTGTGTACGGTGATGTGCGCTTTATTCCTACCAGTACATCAAAGCTTATTGCTATGGCCTGCGACCAAGCTCGCCAACGTAAACGCTTTAGTGTGTTTGCAGGCCAAGCAGGGCTGGGTAAAACCAAAGGTATTGCGGAGTATTGCCGCCACAACAAAGAAGCCATTTTAATTGCTGGCAGTGAGCAAACCAGCAGCACCCAAGTGCTTGAGCAACTAACTTTAGCCCTGGGCTTATCGCGCTGCCCAAGCGCGTACAAAAACATGCAAAAAATTATTCAAGCACTGCGCGATACCGACCGTTTAATAATTTTAGACGAGGCCGACAAGTGCAAACCTAACTCGCTCGACCCACTGCGCACCATAAGCGACCAAGCCATTGTAGGCGTAACCCTGGTTGGAAATATTCAGTTAGTAGACAAGCTACAAACCCAAGAGCGCTACGAACTCATTGCAAGCCGCGTGTGCTTTTGGCCTAAGCCTATCGGCCAAATTACCGTTGAAGATATTCGCACCCTGTTTTTAGAGCTCACCGAAGGCACCGTAAAACTTGCCCAAGACGACGCAAAGTGGTGGCAATGGCTGCACAAACGCGTTGAGGGTAACGCCCGTGAACTGGTTGAAAACTTACTACCGCACTTGCTTAACCACACTAACAAAAACCCTGACACCGCCGTAGACAAGTTGTTAGTCAATGGCATTTTTTCATCAGTACTTAATAAACCAGCAGTTTAAACGTTGTTTAAACACACTTTAAATAAGGATTTAATTATGCCATTTACAATAAAATTAAACACATCACGTTATACAGCACATTTAGCGTTTAGCTCGTTGGTAACAAACGCAACAATGCTAAGCCTACTTGCTAAAAAAGACCCGCAAGGCGAGCTAATAGACAAATGCGATGGCAACATTAAAGCGGCCTTTGCAACCCTTACTGCCGACAAGTTATTTAGTATTCATCATGTACACGAAGTTAACTCACATGCACATACTGCTAGGCGTTTTAATACCATATATCGTGAATTCCCGCTTATTTATACCGAGGGCATGAAAGATTGGGGCATTAAAATTATTGGTATAGGCCAAGCCCCACAGTTTGAAATTGAAGCTCTGGAGGAAAGCGCATGAGTAACTTGATCCAACAAATCAAAATTGCACAAAAGGCGGCGGGTATCGACCAAGATACCCACCAACTTAATGTGTCATACATTTGCGATGGCCGTGTAAACACCAGCACAGGGCTAACCAAGCTTGAACAACAGCAGCTGCTTGCACGTTACCGTGCTATGAACCCAAATGCGGGTAAAACACAGTTACCCGCACAGCTAAAAATGATTTACAGCCTATGGGGCCAATTAAGCCGCGCAGGTGCGGTAAACATTGATTCAAAACAGGCCTGCGATGCGTTTTGTGAAAAACACTTACAAGGCAAAAAGCTCAGCCAAAGCGCCCAGCAATGGCCGCACATTATTGAAGTACTTAAGCAATGGCTTGCACGCCATAAAGCAAAGCAGGGGGCGTAAATGGCTAATTACGAAGAGTACCAAAACTTTACTATTAACCCGCGTAAGCCGCCTTATACCGAGGAAAAGCGCTATCGTAATGTTAAAGATAAAGACAAGCAAAAATGCCGTATTCGACGTGATGTAGAGGCTTACCAAGAGCAACGCAAAATAGACCGGGAAAATGGCTTAGATTATTTATTTGAGGAGCAATCATGAGCGAATCAACGATAGATTTACGGGCATTACCGCACGGCCTGCGCCGTATTGTTAAACACTTGGGTGTTGAACAAACCATTGCGGTACTCACCGAGCAACAAGGGCAAATGTTTTATATCCCTGAAAAGCCTACCGAGGATCACGAAGTAGTAAAGGTATTTGGTAAAGCCCTGGTGCAAGAACTGATAGACGCAAACGTAGGCTCAAGCTATCAAATACCCATGCTGCACAAAGTGCTTATGCAAATTCGTAATCAGCAAATTTGTGAGGCGCTAGACACCAAAACCTGCAACATTCAGCAGCTGGTTAAGCGTTTTAAAATAACCCGCCAACAAGTAAGCAGTATTTACAGTGCATATCAAGACGAACGGGCGCACGAAACACAATTAAATTTAAGTTTGTAAGGTGAAACCATGGAGCTATTAAAAGACATTAAAGCTGAATGCCAGGCATTTTTTAATGGGGCAATATTGCGTAGTAAGCCTGTAATTCATTACAAATGCCCTGAGTGCAATAACACGTTAAAAACCATGCGCCCACCACAGGGCGAGGTTTATAACGATCACACTGTGTGCATTCATTGTTGGTTTGAGTTTATCCGTATTACCGACGGTACTGAGGTAAGAATCCAAACTTACCCCAAGCACAAACATGCAAAACAATAACTTTGTACTGCTCACTGCCTTGCAACTTAGCGGCGGCGCTAAACCTAAGCAGTGGCAGTACCAATATGGTTTAAACCTGCTTAACCGGTATATCAACCAACGCAAGCTATTTGGCCTAGATACAACAGGCATGATGGACGAATACCGCGAAGCATTTAGAGAAATAAAGGGTTAATAATGAGTGGAGCAAGAGAAATAGCAGAAAAAGCAGTTGATAACATAGAAGAACTTCTTACTGATATGTTTGCTGGTGATTACGCGGACAATGAAGTTTCATTAGGGGTATTATTAAGTGGTAAAGAAGAAATACAAGTGCAACTTAAAGTAACACGCGCACCGATTGATTTTATCGATACTGATTACAGCGACTGGGACGCCAGTTTCAAAAAAATATAATTGTATTTAAACTATGTTTAAACCTCATTTAAATTAAATTGGCTTGCCCCCTTGTATTGGTAAGCCTTTTTATTCTACCCTAATAGACCAGCCCGAAAGCCCCAGCCGCAAACAACTTTACAGTGTTACCCAATCCCCTAAATTGATTTACTACCAGCATGACAAATACAGTGCATGCGCCAATTATTGAGTTTTTAGCTCAACAAATTATTAAGGCCAGTTCTAAAGCCGAGCAAATAGCAATTTCTCGCCGTTGCCCGTTAAAAGACCTGCCCGCATTGCGTTCCCGCGTTAAACAGCTGCTAAACCCAGCTAACAAAAAACCGGTGCGTAGTACTCGCTTACCTGCCTGTTACGTCCTAACAAAACAACGTTTAACTAAAATGAGGACTCAGCAGCATGGCGCTTAAAAGAAAAGTGGTGGTACCAACTGCCCCAAGCTTTACGTTTCAAGAATTAGTACCAAAAGTCATATTTGAGCTTTATCAAGACGACCCTTTATTTTTAATCAACCTATTTGATGATCGCGCATTGCGTATGCTGCAAAAGTTACGCGACACGTTTGGCCCATGCACCGTAAATAGCTGGAGCTGGGGTGGCGCTAATCAATACCGTGGCTATCGCCCACTGGATTGCACTATTGGCGCAAAACGCAGCCAGCACAAGCTAGGTAAAGCATTCGATTGCAGTTTTACTAATTACACCGCTCAGCAAGTACGTAATTACGTATTAGCCCACCCGCAAGAATTCCCCTATATCACTGCCATTGAAGGGCAAGTGAGTTGGTTTCATTTTGATGTACGCACGCCTACATGGACGGGCATTAAAGTATTTAACCCGTAAGGACCACCCATGAACCAAGAACAAGAAAACTTATTATTTCAAGCCATCGGTGAAATTCAGGGTAGTCAGGCGGCTATTTTAAATGACTTAAAAGACATTAAAGCCGATATCCATCAAAGCATCGAAAAAAGCGAAGCGCGCCAAAAAGAGATAACTGACGGATTAAAGCTTGATATAGAAAAAAGCGAAAAACGCCAGATTGCAGCCATTAATAAGCAAGATGACCGCTTAGCGAAGGTTGAAGAAAAACTAACAAACCAACGCGTTAAAGTAGCTGCCATGGGTGGCACTGCGGGTTTGGCTGTGTCGCTTATTGCCTATGCTGTAAAAAATGGGATGGCGGGCTAATGGCACACCCAGCTGAAAAGAAGAACGCAGTTCGTCACAGCTATGTAACAGAGTTGCTTGCGCTGAGTGTTGCTGCGATTAAGCACAATGTGGCCGATGGGACCGCAAGGCGATGGAAAATGGAAGCCAAAGAAAACGGCGACGATTGGGATTTAGCCCGTGCAGCAAGCCGCCGTAGCGAAGGTACTGCAGGGGAGTTTACTACCGATTTCATTGAAGAATTCACCATTCAAGTTAACGAAACATTTGAGCTTTTAAAATCACCTGAGGGCGCAGCGCTGCCACTTGATCAACGAACCAAAATACTCAGCTCACTCACCGATATGATGAGCAAAGTCATGAAAGTGTCGGGCGGTAATAAACGTCTTGAAAAGCGGACTATTGCTACCGAAGTACTTAAAATTTTGGCTAAGTTTGTATCCACGAAATACCCTGAATTTGCGCCAGAGTTTGTTGAAATACTTACCGCCTTTGGCCCTAAGCTCGACACGGAGTTAGATGACTAATGGCTGATATGAATTCACGTGAATTTTTAGCTGAAATAGAGCAAATCACCGGTTCACTACGCCGCGATATTGAAGCAAAAGAGCGCAACATTGACCCAAGCCCCGCAGCAATTAAAGAGCGTCGTAAACGTGTACTTAGTGGCGACTTTGAGTTTTTTGTGTATACGTATTTCCCACATCATATGTGGCTTGATGACAATCAAGAGGCTTCTGAGTTTCAAAGCTACTTTATGAACTGGTTTCCCGAAGCACTCAAGCTTAAAAACGGGTGGAAAAACTGGTTTGTGGCCCCGCGTGGTGAGGGTAAAAGTACCCTTGGCGTAAAAATAGCGCCCGTGTATGTTGCTGTGCAGGCACTACTACAAGACCCTGATATATGCCAAGACCTGGGCTTAGAGAAGATAACCCAATTCATCGACTTTGTTATTTTGTTTGGCGCAGAAACCAAAATGCCAACCAAAACACTCGAGGTAGTTAAAACCGAGCTGCTTAACAATAATAACCTTGCGTTAGACTTTCCCGAAGTGTGCCAAAAATCCCCCGTATGGAAATTAGGCGAGTTTGTAACGGCGCAAGGTGTGCGGTTTGAAAGCCGTGGTGCTGAGCAATCTGTACGTGGTACGTTCCATGGCGCAAGCCGCCCTAAGCTACTGCTATCCGATGACATTATTACCGATGCCGAGGCGAAATCTCCCACTGAACGTGATAACCGCTGGCGCTTCTTAGAGGCAGCAGTGCAATACCTTGGCCCACCAGATGGCACCGTTAAATTCCTAGGTGTAAACACTGTTTTAAACAATGATGACCCAATAAGCCGCGCCGAAGAAGCACCAGGGCACATTGTTCACCGCTTTAAAGCCATTGAACAAATGCCTGAACGCATGGACCTATGGGAAGAATGCCGCGATTTAATGGTGCATGATGACAAACGCTTTGAAAAACGTGCCGCAGCCAAAGGTGATGCGGTCTCAACCGAGCAAAAACCCTCGTTTAAGTTTTGGTTAAAGCGTAAAAAGCAAATGCTTAAAGGTGCAACTACCAGTTGGCCAAGTGTGCGTTCGCTTTACGATTTAATGTGTATGTGGGCGGCTAATAAGCGTGAGTTTAACCGCGAAATGCAAGGTATTGCCAAAAGTGACGAAGAAGCCATATTTTATCAGTTTGATTTTTGGGTTGACCGCCTAAGCGATTGGATACCCTACGGTGCATGTGACCCAAGCATGGGCAAAACCGAAAAGGCTGACCCCAGCGCTATATTAGTAGGCTTTTACTCTAATGAATTGCAAAAGCTACATGTTGAATATGAAAGCCGTAAAGTTCGTGGTACCAGCCGTTTACTTAACGATTTAATACGCGCACAAAAAGAATATAACTGTCGAGTGTGGGGCTTTGAGAACAATAACGCCTTTGATTTTATGCGCAGCCAATTTATTACTACAGGCCTAGAGCAAGGTATAGCGCTACCGTTACGCGGTGTTACTGCAACCATACCTGCTGAGGAACGTATAGGCTCGTTAGAAACATATGTAACGAATACTCCCGCACAAATTGCCTTTCACTCACGGTGTCGTTTACTCCTTGATGAGCTTGAAAACTGGCCAGAGAAGCAAACAAACCATCACTACGATTTAAGCTGTGGCTTAGCCATTTTATGGATAGTAGCCAGTACTGGTGCGGGCGGTATTCCCCGTGTTAATAGCCGCAAAGTGACCAAACAAATAAGGGGCTATCATGTTTAAAAGCAAGCCACGTATTAAATCTAACGCATACGCAGCGCTTACCCGTATGTTTGACCAAAACCGTTTAGATCCAAGCCTAACGTCGCTTATTACTGAGCTACCAAACCCTGATCCAATATTACGCCGCGCAGGTAAAAACACCGCTATTTATGAAGAGATAGCCCGTGATGCACACGTTATTGGCGAGTTGCGCTCGCTACGCAGTGGCTTATTCAGTTTTAATACTGAGCTTGTGCCAGGCGGTGACGATGCTGCCAGTTTAAAAAGTTATGAACTGGCTAAAGCCTTTTTTGCTCGTAAACCCTGTGCTCATACAGAATGGGCCGATATGGACTGGCACAATTACAGCGCAATTTTAAACGGTTTTAGTGTCACCCATTTGGGCAAATACATTAAACAGGATGGTCATTGGCAACCTGAGTATGTAGAGACCTGGCGTAATAGCCGTTTTGCATTTAACAGTGATCACGAACTACTAGTAAAAACCAGCGACAAACCACAAGGCGAAATCATAGACCCGCGCCGTTGGTCATGTGTTCGCCATATGCCAAGCGCCGAAAACCCGTATGGTATTGCATTATTAAGTAGTTGCTTTTGGCCATGGACGTTCAAGCATGGCGGCTTTAAGTTTTTTGTGCAGCTGTGCGAGCGCTTTGGTATTCCATTTCCTGTGGGTAAATACCCAATAGGCAGTAAAGATTCAGACATAAATAACTTACTTGATGGGTTAGCTAAGCTTGTTCAAGATGGCATAGCCGCCATACCCGATGACACCAGCATTGATATTATTGAAAGCAAGCTTTCTGGCGAGCCAGTGCCCGAGCGCTTAGTTAACTTTTGTAATGCTGAAATAAGCAAAGCTTTAACCAGTCAAACCTTAGCAACAGAGCAAAAAAATGGCGGCGCACGTGCTGCCAGCGAAACCCATGCAAAACGTGCTGGCGACAACCAACGCTCAGACAGGGCACTTGTAGCCTCTTATCGTAATCAGCTTTTAAATTCGCTTCATACGGTAAATTTTGACGGTGGTGAGCCGCCAAAATTCATATTTAAAGACAAACGCGAAATTAACACTGACACAGTAACACGCGTACGCGAAACAGCGCGTATTGTGCCAGTTGGTGAAGAGTGGGCATATCAAGAGCTCGGTGTACCAAAGCCAAAAGACGGTGAAGCAATACTTGATGTGCCCGACGAAGGCCATGGCATTGCAACACCTGCTAAAACTGAGTTTGCCAAAAAACCAACCGACAGCGTAGAGCTTACCCACGAATTGGATGTATTTGACCACGCAACTGACGACACCATTAAACAGATTTATCAATTTGCTCAGGCAGCTAAAAGCCTAGACGAACTTAAGCAAAAAATAACCTCACAATTTCCTGATATTTCAAACTCAGCACTGGTAGACGTTACCAAAACAGCTATGGAGTATGAATTTATGGCAGGCATGAACGAGGCTAATTCAAAAACTGTGGAGATAGACGATGAATAATGTTCCTGAAGGTTACTTAAAAGATGGTAAAGGTAATTTAGTTGCCATTGCAAACATTAAACAAACTGACTTGATCAAAGATGAGTTTGTTAAAAAAGCCATTGATAAAGCCCTTGAAATGCAAGAAACACTGGCAGAATTTAAACAAAGCCTAATGGCTGAAGCTGACGATTTTATAGAGCTATTAGCGCAAGAGCATGGCGTTAACTTAGGCGGTAAAAAAGGCAATGTGACACTACGCACTTTTGACAGCCAATTAAAAGTCACCCTACAAACTCAAGAACGCATTGAACTTGGTCCAGAGCTTAGCCTTGCAAAAGAGTTAATCGATCAATGCCTGGACGAATGGACCGAAGGCGGCAACCAAAACATTAAAGCCATTGTAAGCAAAACATTCAATACCGATAAGCAAGGTTCACTTAACCCGCAACGCATTTTAGCCCTGCGTAAACTTGAAATTTCAGACGATTCTGGCAAGTGGACCAAAGCAATGAATATTATTGCTGAGTCTGTTGGAGTGGTTGATTCAACCCGTTTTATCCGCTTTTACAAGCAAGATGATAAAGGCATAGAGCAAGCAGTTTCACTCGATATAGCAAAACTGTAGGGGGCGCTCATGGCCATTTCTAAAGAGCAGTGGGCAGAGATAGAAAAGCAGTTAGCTGGCCTTTTTGGCTCTGTCATTTTCAAATACGGTGAGTTTGAAATAACCGTGATACGCGGGCGCGTATCTGAGTCTAAAACAAGCTTAGTTGTTTATGTAGACGATGTAATTAAGGGCGGCTGGTACTCTAAAGACAACGAGCGCCCTGCATGTATTCCTGATGTTTGGCGGAAACGAACCCGTGCAAAATATACGGCTAAATCAATTAAAAGTTTTGAAAAAATATGGGGTAAGCGCCGTGCAAAAAAAGAAATGCCAGAGCTTTATGAAGTAACTCAATACCACACATGCGATTTTACAACTGCTAAAAGCCTGGTTTGTCAGTATAAAAAGCTTGAAGGTTTAGAGCTTATTAAAATTTGCGGCAAAACTTACGATGACTATATAAAGGTATAACTATGGACCCGATTACGATAGCACTTGGCCTTGCAAAGCTCACAGGCCTGGATAAAAAAATAGGCGGTTGGATAGGGGGGGATAATGGATCAAAGGTCGCGTCTAAAGTTGTTGATATGGCGCAAACCATCACCAATGGGGGGTCTCCACAAGAAGCAATGAACCGTATCCAGCAATCCAGCTCGTTGCAGCAAGAACTTAGGCAAAGCATTTTAAACCGTGAAAAAGAGCTTGATGATTTAGCGTTTAAAAACACTCAAAGCGCCCGAAACATGCAAATACAGGCACTTAATCAAGATGATAAGTTTTCTAAACGCTTCATTTATTACTATGCGTGGTTTTGGTCGGTCGCAACGGTTATATACATAGGTTGTATAACGTTTTTAACCATACCGGAGACCGCAACACGCTTTGCAGACACCATTTTGGGCTTTATTTTGGGCACCGTTGTAGCGTCAATATTGAATTTCTTCTTTGGTAATAGCCGTGATAATTCTCGTAGAAATGAAATTCAAGACATTCAACAGTCGCTAAAAGAGCACTAATATGGCCTTACTAGCTCCACAATATGGCGACCTTGTTAAGTTCGAGGAAGCCATTTCTCATTTCAAAGATAAAATTAAGCTTACCAGTGAGTCATATAAAGACTTACAGGGCTTAATTCACGCCAAAGCATTTACCGTTGCCGGTGCAACACAAATCGAAATTATAAACGAGCTATATAAAGCAGTAGATAAAGCGATAAGTGACGGCGAGACTATATCGGACTTTAGAAAACGCTTTGACAAAATAGTTGATGATCACGGTTGGTCATACAATGGCAAACGGGGTTGGCGTACAAAAGTTATTTATCAAAACAACAAAAACACTGCGCGTGCAGCTGGACGCTGGCAACAACAAGAGCGTTTAAAAGAGCGCAGACCTTATTTATTATACTTAACTGCAGGTGATAGCCGCGTAAGACCTGATCACGGTAAGTGGAATTACATTTTACTGGCAGTGGATCATTCGTTTTGGGATACGCATTATCCGCCGAATGGTTATAACTGCAGGTGCAAGGTGGTATCACTTAATGCGCGTGATATTGCACGCATGGGATTATCAGTAACTAAACCAGAATCAGTTAAAAAGTTTACTGAGTCATTTAAATTTGTAGACCCATCAACAGGTGAAGAACTGAGTAAGTTACCAGGCATTGATTTGGGTTGGGATTATAATCCTGGTAAAGCATGGCTAGGCGCAGACATTGCAGCGGGAAAATCAGTTATGACTATATCAACTGACATTCAAAAGCTAGCGGTACCACAATTTAACGAAGCAGTTTTAAAATCTCAGCAGTACTATATAAAGCAGGTAAACTTACATGCAGCAAAGTTAGCGCTTAAAAAGTCGGTACCAGATACCCAGCAATTTACGTTAGGGCACTTGCCTGTAAATTTACTAAACGAGCTATCACGTAAAAACGCACCTATATATAGTAGCGCTGTTACTATCAGCAGTGCTCAAATTGAAAAGTTCTTAACTGGCCAGCTAGCAATTGAACAAGTTCACGAACTAATGAACGCTGTTCAAAAACCAAATACATTTGCTTATATAGGCAATCAAGTAAAAATATCGTATCAAGGTTTTATGATCACTGTAGAGCTAGGCCCAACATTTAATACAATTGTAGCTGCCGAAAAAGTTTAAATATCAGCAGCTCAAAATATTTAAACAGTGTTTAAAAGGCGTTTAAAGTGTATTTAAAGGAAAGTTAAACGATCAACAATGATCTAATTCTAAACGTATAATGAGCAGGAATGATTGGATAATGAGTCAGTTTGAACAAGTTTCGTCTAAAACCAAGCGTAATCTAGATTTATTGAATTTTGCGCTCAGGGTTCACTAAACCCAGTAATAATAGGCTTTTCCAAAAGACGAGGGCGAAAATCCTCATATCATCATTATTCTAGAAATGAACAACCCCTTACAATATCATCATTATTCTAGAAATGAACAACCCCTTACACTTTGATTATGTATTAATTTACCTTATTTAACTAATATTTGTAAAAGAGTAAGTACACACGATTTTTTCAAGTTGGCCAGCTGAATTTTATGGAGTTTTTATTTATTTTCAACTATTTGGTACATGTACTGTAGTGGTACAGTGATTTTGGCCACCCATTAAGAAAGAAATGTTATACTAGTCCTATGCTCTACCTCTAACGACTAGACCTATTTTTTCTCTTGCATGTAAATCTAATTGTTCTTTATTTAAGTATTGAGCTGGGTTGATAACTTAGTTTGTAGTTTTCTTAAATTTTCATATAAAGCTTATAAGAGCTTTGACAATTCATTGTCTTTGCTGTGATATTACACTACGTAAATATGGCAAAATAACTTTTGGTACTTACCAACTGTTAAAGGTGATAACCCAATTGTTGTATTACCTAATTACATCGTCAATCCAGCTTTTCGTTCTATGAATCACAGGGCCGGATTTTGACAAAACATCTGCACGACATCGTTAAATTGACCTGCAGTAGTACCAATTGTAATAAGGTGCTTAACGTCACTTGTTCCTTTTAAATATCGATCAACAGACTTTGTTTCTATCGATAAGGTATCAAAAATATTTAATGATTTTTTCTTTCATTTTCTAGGAAAACTAATAATTTGATTTATTGAGTTAGGATTAATATGAATACTAAGTTTAATTTTAATGTATAAAGGGATGAAATTGAATATAAAACATAGGCCAGACGGATGGGTTGTTTTAACGTTTCAAACAGTTGATGATAAACCATGTTATGTATTGTTTTGTTCATGGCGAAATGATGATGAGTGGAGAGTTAGTTCAGGTTCAATGGTTCTACCTAAATTATCATCATGCGGGAATTACTGGACTTGGCCTCAAATATCAGGGTCTACATATGAGCTCCCCGTTGGTGAAGAGAATGGTTACACATTCTACACTGGTGCTGTATTAGAAGATTTGATAGTAAAAGGATACCGCGATGGCACGCAGTTAAAACGCATAGCATTTAAAGATATTATGGAAGATACATAAGACGCTCATCGCCTTCTGATCTGCCTATTTTTTACTTTTGGAGGTAATACATAATGATAGATACTAGAGGGCTTTGATAGAGAAAGCTTAAGGAGTCTGAAAGGTTACTAGGTAAAGATTGTAAAATTGTGAATTGGAAGTTTTTATAATATTGATTGTCAATTAAACACAGCTCTTTGAGTAATGTATAGCCACCGTGTCCAGTCTTAGAGTACTCACTCCAGCGTTGCCAAATACCTTTTTTACCATACGCAGAACCGATATATTGATCTCCTGTCAATTTATCCAATATTAGATAAATACCATTTATCGAAGATAATTGTAGATACCACTCACGATTTGCACTTAAATTTTCTCCTAATTTTCTAAGCTCACTATAATCTAGCGTAAAGTTTAAAAGACCTGGGAATTCACCAAGGTAGCCTTTAGGTAAAATTTCAGCGACATTTTTAGGATTGGCCTTAACCCACTGATGCCATTTTATTGCGCTTCTTCCCCAATCAATAACTAAACGCTCTTTAAAGTCTTCAAATCCCTCCACCTCATTTAGAACATATTTAACTAGCTCCATCAACTTTAAACATTCCGATAAATACAGCTTTAGATTGCTCTATTCCTACAAATGACGCGATATAGTCACATTTTTCAAATACATTATTAGCTTGCTCTGCTTGATATTTTAATAATTCTCCACGATCTTTTATTAATTCACGATATTCTTTTCGACTATCTTTATGTCTCACATATTTCACCTGATATTTATCTAAATATATCACTCTTTAATGAGAGAACTTCGTTAAAAGTAAGCATAAAAACCTCTAGTTAATTTAGCAATTTAATAGTGCTTGTATCACATACATCTCTATTATCGGCACGCTCATATTTATAATTTATAGAGTCAACGGGATAAAACCTTGACTTCATATATCATAATTTATTACTGATCGCTCACAGCTGAATATCGCGAAAGTGCCATAAACAGACGTTCAGAAGTTATAATGTCTGAAATTAAGACTTGTCCTCTTTGGCTATAATTTGCATAGCTACTGTTATTTATCCGTTTAAGTGATTTGTAAGCATTTAATATATCGTAATGTCAGGTTTATTTACTTCTTTTGATATTCTATTGTATAACTTTAGAGGAATAAATAATCTATTGCTTTCTTTGCTTTTTATTTTAAAACCGTGGGTTTGTTTTTCAAATGTAGCTACATGAGGTGTTATGCCATCAACTATATCCAATACAACTCCAATTCCTGAGCTTAACTCAAACTTTGCAAAAGGTATTTTATTTCCCTTTACAATCATATATTGCGTTGTTTCAAAGTTAACAACATCAATAAAACCGAATGTTCTTTCACATTCGACAGTGGCGCATTGAACCCATTCAGTTCTTGTTGCTAACTGTATATTTTTAGGTAACTCTTTTTCCCAAAAATACTTTTTTTTATTGGGTTGTTGTAAAAATAGATATTGGTTTGACCAGTTACTTTCTCCTACGGTTTCGTAAATAGAAAAACTACCGTTTACATTAACTTGCCCCGCTATTCGAGGAGCCCCAACACTTAATAATCTCATATTAGCTAAAATAATATCTGCTTTATATTTTTCAGCTATTGAATATAGTGACTTGTCACTTATGACATCATTATTATTAATTTTCCCCAATATTTTATGATCAGAAAACAACGCGCTATACATGTCATTCACATCTTGTTCATCGTAGTAAGTAAATTTCTTGATCGATGAATTAGGGCCATCAAATGGTTTCGTCGAACATGCACTTAGTAAAAGGACAAGTAACATAAATAAACTCTTCGATAATGGCACCATATTCTCCCTAAATGCTTAATAATGTGCGAATCACTTATTTCCATAAATATATACGTAAAGAGCAGTTTAACCAATTAACAAACTACGATATTTAGCCAATCTCAATGACCGGTTTTCGCTCACAGCCGAACTTCGCAAAAGTGTCAATTGTGCTCGGTCACTTATTCAATTTATATTAGAATTTTTAAAAATACGTTATATAAAAAGTAAGTATGGTAACCTTTCTTGTTAATAGATAAAATTTTTCAAACGTTTTTCACCTAGGAGATACATTGACATGGACGAGTTTTACGTAAAAGAGTTTTTTAGAGATACTTCACAACAACGTTATAGGCTACTCCAAAATAAGCTTATGCGGGAATCTAAGTTTATTAGATTTATAAAAGACCGAGGTATAGCTGTCTCCGGAGTCTTGCAAGGTGATCCTAGCAAGTTTTGTGAATTAGGTTGGTTAACTAATGACAATAATAACAATCACAAATATTTATTTCATCCCTTCAGGTTATTGCCGGTGTTCAAGGGAGTCGAATTATGCAGGATAAGGATATCAGCAACCTCTACTTTGAATAAAGAGTCTCTTTCACAATGTCTTGATGCATGTATAAACTTTTTACCAGAAAATGACAACATAGGTAATAAAGTAAAAGTATTTGATCTCATAGCTGACCTTGCGATTATTTTAGAACCTATTTATTGGCCATCAATATCAGGTTTAGTTTCATACAGTTTTCCGGAAGGAAAGTATGACGAGGAGATTAATCAATATAGGGTTAAGGCATTGGATTTGGTAAAGAAATTATCGCCGGAGTTATGGGATAACTATCATGAGCAATTACGCATTCATAGCGCAGGTCTGGATGATAACAGTAATCTATATATGTTATTGAGATGCTCACCTTGGACTAGAAGAGAGCGAATTACAGGTCAAATATCTGGAAGTATGTGGATCAAACATATTGCGGAGTTAATCAGGCTAGCATTTTTCGATACTCACGGTGTTACTTGGAAGGAAGAGGATGAAGCGTTTGGTCAATGGGCTCCTGGTGCAAGAACAACATTATATGGTAACGAGCGTCCACTTGATAATGTATTATCTTTAAGATCACACATCGCGTTTGAGTTCGGTTTATATAGAGGTAGTATTGTGAAGTGGTACCTAGAAGGTCAAACCGAGTATTACGCCGTAAAGAATATACTCCCAAGTGCAGCTCAAGCTGGCGTTGAGCTCATAAATTTAAAAGGTTTGCTTAGTCAAAGAAAATCAATACCTCTCACTCTTGCTGAAAACCTAAAAGAAGATAAACAACTAAAGAGGTTTAGCATTATCACCTTCGATACAGATGTATCTGAAAATGTAAAATTCATAAAAACTCAGGTAAGTAGAGGTAATATTGTTGGCTATGTGAATTGTAATAATCCCGACTTTGAATTTGCTAACTTTGAACTCAAGGAATTAATTAATTTAGCAATTTCGCTGGATAAGAAACATAAAATTAATACTGATGAACTAGCAAAAGGCGACTGGTCCGGTATAAAAAGTGGAAGTAAATTTGAAGAAAGATATAAAGTTCTATCAAGAAGAGGCGTAGGGTTAAAAGGCGAAGAGTGGGGTAATATTCTTGGTGAATACGCCATTACTAACCCTTTTATAAATGGGAAAGAACGACCATTTATAACTACACTTCATTATGTTTTACAGTCAAGATCCGCAAGGTACGATTATCACATAAAAGTAATTACCATGAATGCGGAAACGTTTGAGAACGAAACTATTTCAGAATGACTGGTCATCGCTCTTTGCCTAAGTACGCCTGAGTGCTAAAAGAAGCTATTCCGGTATAACTCGTTTCTGCCCCAAAATGAGTTTAGTTGAGCGTCGCAAATGACCGATAACCGGTCATTGAAAGTGGCTAAATATCGTCGTTAATTGATTGGTTAAACTGTTCTTTGCGCATATATTCATGAAAATGAGCGACGCGCGCATTATTGCTCTATTAAACTTTACTTAAAATTCTAGAAAAATTAGTGATAGTAATACATTAGGTTATTAGTTAAAACTATATCATGCAGAAAAATGAGTGTTTAGTCGGCAGAAATATGCGCGATGAGCGCACTATTAAAATGTTGAACTAAGCCGCTACGCGGAGATCCTATTCTTACCATTTGAACCACACTTACCTTGGGGTTATCCCATAACTTGGAGGTAAGTCATGAATACACTCATTGAACAAGTCAAAACTGAAATAACCTATCGTGGTTATTCGCAAAGTACCTGTAAAAGCTACTGTGAACATTTACTAAAACTCAGTCATTATTTTAATAGACCACTCGATTCGATTACTGATGACGAACTTAACGCCTTTTTTAACGATCCCGCTATTCGTAAACTGTCTAGAGCAAGCCAAAAAGTACAGATAAACAGCATTTGGTTTTTGTTTAAGAATATTTTACACCGGCCATTGAACTTAGATGTCGCATTGCCAAAAGTGAAGTCGCGCGCACCCACCTATTTATCACGTGATGATATGCGGCGGCTGATAGAGAGCTGCACGGATGATATGCGACTAAAAACGTTAATAGTGGTGTGTTACGGGTGTGGTTTACGTATTGGCGAGCTGTTGCACATTAAAGTGCAAAACATAGATGGACAGCGTAAAACCATTTTAATTGAACAGGGTAAAGGGGATAAGTCACGGTATGTGGTTGTATCAGACAGTGTGCTGAATCAATTACGTTGTTATTGGAAAATGTATCATCCAACGGGCTGGATGTTTTACTCGCGGTTGTTAATGGATAAACCCATATCACCCTCAAGCTTCAGAAAGGCATTGAGAAAACATGCACAAGCATGTGGCTTAAAGCACTGTAATCCACATTCTTTACGCCATGCTTATGCAACACACCAACTTGAATCAGGTATGCTACTTCATCAATTGCAACATCAGCTTGGTCACAGTGATATTAAAACGACACAAAGTTACTTACACTGGTTACCTGAATTAGGGCATGGCGGCATTGATTTGCTTGCGAGTTGGGGTAAACAGTGAGCGCTTTGCATCTCGCTGATATTTTAAACTCAAATCTTGAGAATTATCGACAGCATCATACGATGAGCTATCAACAACTGCGTGTCTGTCAGCACCTTCAATCATGCAGAACAGGTCAGCTTGGTTACCAAGCATGGCAATGTGATAACTGTGGTGAGTCGCAAAAGATTGGATGTAGTTGTCGAGACCGTCATTGTCCGCGTTGCCAAGGCATGGCTATGGCTAAGTGGGTGCAAAGACAGCAAGAGGATTTATTACCGTGTCGGTATTTCCACCTTGTTTTTACGCTCCCTCATGAGTTGAATATCATTGCGCACTATAACCCAAGCGCGTTGTACCAGTGTTTATTTAAAGCCGCATGGCAAACGCTGAGCAAATTTGCGAAACGAAAGAGGCATGGCCAGTTAGGCATGACAAGCGTACTGCATACGTGGGGGCAAAACTTAAGTCAGCATATCCACTTGCATTGTTTGATACCCGCAGGTGCACTTGAAAAAACGCACTGGCATGAAATAGAAAAAGGCTACTTATACCCCGTAAAAGCGTTATCAACAGTGTTTAGAGGAAAAATGCTGGCGGCGTTAAACGAATCAGATGGTTCATTCGTGAAGATAAACACGCCAACAAAATGGTGCGTGTATAGCAAAGCCTGTTTAACGTACAGTGAAAAGCTAGTTAGTTACCTTGCTCGTTATACACGAAAAGGCGTGATGTCAGAATCGCGATTAGTGTCAGCGAATGAGCAGTCAGTGAGCTTTAAATACCACGATTATGCAGATAATAACCGCGATAAGGTCATGACACTGAGTTGTGACGAATTTTTACATCGTTACTTACAACATGTATTGCCGAAAGGGTTTATGCGCATTCGCCACTATGGCTTTTTAGCTAATGCGTGTCGCAAGCGAAAGTTAGGGTTAATAAAGGCTCAAGTATCAGCAACCCCATGCAAAGCGGTGAAGCCGAAGGTAGAGCAAGAACGATTAATACCCCATTGGCCTTGCCAGTCATGCAAGACGGGTACTTTACGACTTATTGGTGTGATGAATTTAGATGAGGCGACAAACAAAGTAGCGCGAACGAGTTAGCAGCCTTGCTTGCTGCATCAAATCAATAAGTTAACCTGCTTAATTGTTCAGGCTAGCGGCCTCTGTACGTGTAAAAAATATAATTGCTTATTAAGGGAAATTTAGGTGTAATGAATACATAATAAGCGCTGAGCAATGCAGGGAAAGCTTACATAACACTCGCTAAGCTGATTAAATTAGCGAGGAAAGTGAGAGCCTCTAAAAAGCAAATTCCCATAGCATAAACAACACCAACTCTGACACACCGAGCAGGTAGCGGCTCAGTCCAACAAGTGATTATGCAACACAAACAGCGTGTCGCATAAATACTAAAATGTTAGCCAAAAGAAAGAGGAACAATGATGTACCCGTTTAGAGAGGGAGATACTTTTGCCACTTTCAGAAACATCGTTGATTCAGTGACCAATGAGATTAAGGCGCTGGGCAATGAATATGTTTTGAAAGCATCAGAAGCAGAGCTTGAAGAACATTATATTTATAAGGCCTTAGTTGAGCCTATAGTTCTTCATTCAGATCAGCAGTATATAAAAAGCCAATCTGGTACCCAGATTGACGTGAGTCATGATTTCAGTAGAGCGGTCTTTCTAGGAGAGCGGGCTGTTGTAAGAGGAACAAAGATAGATATAGCCATTCCATTTGAAGGTGATCCTATGCTTTGGAGAGTGCGCGCATCTACATGGAGTTCGGGTGGTTACCCAGACATAGAAGTAAGAGGTGGTGAGATTATAATGAGCGTAAGCTTTCCAGATGATTCAGCGAATCCGGACAAGCTTAAGGCAGATATCAATCGAAATATAAAGTCTTTAGAAGATGCCATCGGTTACCTTAAAAATGATGTATCGAATCATAATGGCTCTGTTCCAAACACGGTGAAGCAGGCACTAAAAAGGAAAAGAGAACTGGCTCAGGCAACCACTGGTGCTGTTGCCGCGTTAGGTATTCCTGTAAAGAGAGCAGATGCATCACCGACTTTCACTATCCCCGCGAAACGACGAACGAAACCAACGAAAAAACCTACGGTGGAGACGGGCTCTTATCAGCCGGAACCTGTGCTCGATGAAAAAGAATACCTGCACATATTGGAAATCATTCGCAGTATGTCGTTAGTTATTGAGCGTAATCCCGCGTCATTTGCTTCACTTGATGAAGAATCAATCCGCGATCATTTTCTTTTGCAGTTAAATGGCCATTATGAAGGCGGGGCAACTGGGGAAACATTCAATGCGTCAGGAAAAACTGACATTCTCATACGAGAAGAAAATAAGAATGTATTCATTGCTGAGTGTAAATTCTGGCGGGGCCAAAAAGTATTTAATGACGCCGTTAGCCAACTTCTTGGCTATTTGACATGGCGCGACTCAAAATGCGCCCTGATGGTATTTAACCGAACAAAAGACTCTAATGCTGTAAGGCAAAAGATGCATGAAGCAATGGAGTCGTTACCGGAACATCGTAAGACTGTTTTTCATCATCCCGACGGAGACTCTCGCTACACTCTTATTAAGGAGTCAGAGCCTGGAAAAGAAATAATTGTTACTACACAGCTATATGATATCCCGTCAGATAAATAAAGAATTGGCTAACAATCACATGCACTCGGATCACAAAAAACGCCGCTCGTTCCTCGCTGGGCTTTTTGTGTCCGGTGATGTGAGGCGTTATACGAAATTAGTGAGTCGCAATAAATGATTTGTTCAAAGTTAATAGAGCTTATTCCGTCAGCGATAATGGCTGCATTTCTGGCTTATATCGCATATCAACAAATGGCAATTAATAAAAGAAAGTTAAATCTTGATCTTTATAATAAGCGCTTTTCTGTATACACAGACACACTCCGCTTCTATCAGGAGCTTGTTGATGAGAAAGTTAGCCAAGAAACCCACCGTTCTTTTATTGCCAGTAAAGAAGCATCCAGGTTTCTATTTTCTGAAGATTCCAGTATTTTCGAGCTTCTTGACTTAATGCATTCGGAGTCATTCAAGATTACCGGCTTTAAACAGCATGGAAAGGAGATTTCAGGAACCCCTGAGTTTGTTGAAGGGTTTAAAATTTCACAAGAAACATTTTTTTGGTTTGGCAAGCAGCTAACAGAGCTAAAAAACAAAATGAGCCCCTATTTAAACCAGTAGGCGCGTATAACAATGCAAAACAATCCACTACAAAGCCGCAGCTGTTCGCGGCGTTAGCCAATAAACTGAAAAAATAAGAGGTGTATTCATGACAAAAAACGCTAATTTCGAAGTCGGAGATATCGTAAAGATCAAGTCTGGCGGTCCAGAGATGACTGTTCGTTCTGTACCGTCACAGCATGCTGCGTACTATATTTGCCAGTGGTTTGCGGGGAAGAAACTTGAGCAGGGTAATTTTCCTAACGACTCCCTAGAATCCGTAGATAAGTCTTAATCATGACAGATGCTAAGCAAACAACTTCATGGATGCTATCTCAGATTGAAAAAGATGGCTGCATCTACCAAGACGATGCGGTCGATCATCTTATAAAGGATGGTGCCGAAAAGCTCTTGCGCGAAAATGCAGACGGTAATCTTGTGTTAGGTCGTGAAGTCTTAGCTGAGTTTAAGAACATTACTGAGCATAATGTTGTCTGGGTAAAGCCGGATCGTTACTGGCGCTACCGAGTAGCCGAAGATGAGCCCGGGCGCGAAGCAAGAGGCTAACAAAAGCAGTCAAGGCGATGCCAAAAAGCGGCGCGCTTGCTGCTGGCGTTGAGGCTGTAGAATTACTCTTTTTTAAGAAAATAGACCGCTTTTATGAGTTCCAAATGCATTACCTAGTGTGAGAAAGCTCTTAGGTTTGCTGTAGGAGCTTATTATTTAATTGAATTCGGCTGTTGGGGTTTTTCTATAGAATCGTTAGGGCTACAAGGAGATATATGGCACTCTACTTTATCATTGAAAATGAAGACTTGGTGAACCAAAGAATTAAGATCGGTATTAGTAATAACCCAACTCAACGTCTTAAAACTCTTCAAACGGGCAACTCCCGAAGATTAGCTCTTATGGGGTGGATCAACAGCGATAAAGACCGGAAACTAGAAAAAGAATTTCATCAGAAATACAGCACTGTAAACGTTATTGGCGAGTGGTTCGAAATAAATCACGAGATAGTTTTAGAACTACTAAAAGTGCACAGTTACTGTAGCTACATAGCCAAACAAACTAATGCTGGTGAACTGATAGGGCATGATAGTGATGGTATTCCAGAGTATGCGGACGTTTGGGAATGGGCATCACTAGATATATCAGAATTCTGCCCTGAATGTGGCAGTGGTTTAGGGCTTAGTTACAATGAAAACTATGGTGGCGAACGATGTCTTCAATGTGGGTTCACGGTGCAATCGTAGGCTTTTTTAGTGCGTTGCTAATGTCAGCGGTTGGTACTTTTGCGAAGCTAGGCTGTTCACTGAAAAGTTAAATTTATTTCGAGTAGGAGCCTAACCTTGCCCGATAACATTACTATCCGTCGTTTTGATGCAAAATAACGAGCTTAATTCCTAGCTATTGTAATTACGTGTTTACAATGATAATTATTGGTGAAATTATCAGGGTATGTAATATAGGCCTTTTTGGTGTGTTATAAACCACCAAAACCGTGTTCAATAAGCTGTTAGTTTTCAAAAGGGTGAATATGTCCAATCAAGAAAATATTACTAAAAATTATATCTTTGAATTCGACGAAATGGGTAGTAGTGAACCACCCATATCACGAAGTTATTCTGATATAAATACTCCTATATATTGCTCTAAAGAATTATGCAGCAAGCCAAGCTTACGTGTAGACGATGTAATTAATAAAATGATTGAAAACAACCTTTCAACTAAAGGTTTGTTTTGTAATGGTATTGAAGATGGAACTCGACCATGTGGCGGTTTCTTTGAAGTAAATGCTATAGGCGACAAAAACTAACTAGTTGCTTAAACGGAAAAATAACAGTTGGCCATCGCTATGCGATTATAGCCAACCATTATTTTCCGCTTAGCGAAGCGCTAACGACCGCTGTATGGCACAGAACCGCCCGTCGACACTAACTCATAATTGTCCAGAGGCGGGTTATGTATTTAACTCGCCTTTGCCCCAAAAAAAGCTAGCGTAAATACTCATTCATATTTTGTTGGAATGCGTTTGCCCTACCAAAAGTTATCCGAATACAGTACATCTAGAAATTATGCTTCTCTAAGCGATCGAACCTCTCACTGCAGTCACTAACCTATCGATTAAATTTTGAAAAGACTGTATTATATCGGCGTTAAATGCGGCGCAGAGTCGTATAGAAGTTGTTAGCTGATGGATTTTAAGTAAGGTAATCAATGCAACAATTTATTAATGCGGCAGTTCAGAAAATCATAGAAATAATTGATTTTAAAGAGAATAACAAAAGTGTCGCATGGCAATTTATTCTTGAAGAGCTTGATGCTGCGCAGCATGGGACTGCATTTGTAGTTGACCGAGTACAGAGGTTTTATATCAATGAATCTGATTACAAAGGTGCTCTTGAAAATAGCTGTGAAGACGTCGATGGACCAACAGGTCCTCAGCAGTATTTATTAGATGTAACTGCATTTATAGCTGAGAAAAAAGATCGTGAAATCGCTGCAATGGTTAGAATCACGATTGTCGAATACGTGCTAAAACATTATATGTTTGGACGCTATTTCTTGAGCTCTGAGTATAGAACAGCGAAGAAGCCTTTAGCATTATTTGATATTGTTGCTGAAAGTAAGAAATTAAATCCGAATTTTAAACATATACTCTCCGAAGAGTATGCGCCAGTGAGAGAAGTACTCAACCGTTGGGCAAGTGGTTTTGAAGACAGGGACAACAAATTTAATCGCCAGTTTCAGGAAACATTCAACTCGTCTTTTTGGGAACTATATCTTTTCCAGTGCTTTAAAGATTTGAAGATGGAGGTCGATTTTACTCAACCTAGCCCTGATTTCACCTTAAATACGCTTAACGGAAACCTAATTAACGTTGAGGCGGTTACTGCTAACCATGCTCATGATTCTATACCAGAGTGGGATGGATATGGGGCAAATCTACTTGAGGATAAAGAGTTCCTTAATTTTTCGTGTGTACGATTGTTGAACGCAATTGACTTTAAAAGTAAAAAATATTTCGAAACCTACGAAAAACACGATCATGTTAAATCCAACCCTTACGTAATAGCCGTTGCACCGTATGAGCAGCCATTGTTCTTCATCCAAAATAATGAGGCTATTATCCGAGTTCTATATGCACAGGGTGTAGATAAAAATAATGGGTTTTCTGAAGTTGAAGTGAATCTAGCGATAAAAAATGGCAAAACTCCATTGGAACTGGGGCTCTTCACAACGGATAAGTTTAAACATATTAGTGCAGTTATTTTCTCAACTACAGCTACTCTTGGAAAAGCGATCACTCAAAGCAACCTTAAACGTGAAATTCGTTCCAGTTGGTATCATCCATCTCAAGGTCTAGTGATGGAAATGAAAAGTAATGAAATTCACTTTGAAACTCATTTAGATGGGCTTCAAATTCACCATAATCCTTTCGCCGAAAAACCCTTATCATTAGATGAGTTTAGAAATTACGAAATCACTCACTACTTCTATGATCCAGAAACTAAAACTATAGACAATCAGCAGAAGCCGTATACTTTGATTTCTCGAAACATTTGGGGCTAAGCTGCTACAATTGTTTAAGGTCTCCAAGATATTTTTACTAATCTATTAAGGTTGAGTTAGTGCCATTGCACTAACCAACTTTTGTCCAAAAACGAGTTTACTCGACCGTCTGCTTCTCGCTCAAATAAGACCCTGAAAAGTAGCTAATATAGCTATCTAGGTTAACACCGCTATCAAAAACGGAAATATATTTCCGATAACTACCTTTGAGCCCTAGAAACGGAAGTTTACTTCCGAAATATGTCAATATAGGCTTAAAATCGGAAGTCTACTTCCGTTTTGTACTTTAAGATTATAAGCCGGTGTCTAGTGAAAGCTGGGAAATCCAAACTCGTTTCTGCCCCATTTTGAGTTTCAAGTTGATTTAGCCACGCTCTATTAGTTTGGCATTTAACTTACTAATCCGAATACCGCTTCGGGAAGCTGGGGTTAACTTGTATGTAGAGAACGGTTTCATCTTAAAACGAATATCGAAATAGGGAGTTAATTGTCTGAAATTAATTATAATCTTTGATAAATGAACTCCATCATACCTTCAGCGTACCCTCGTGAGTCCTCAAGTGACCATTCTTCTAGTTCGTGAGCAGTTCCGTTAAGTGTCGTTCGGTAGTCATCCAATGAGTGTGCTATGTCAGCATCAATGTAATTTCCATCCCGAAGAGCGTTGATGCAGTCACTAAATTTATCTCTCACAGTAAGGTTGAGGTTAGATAGTGGAAGTTTATATCTCTGTCTCATTTCATCTTCAATAAATAGGCGAAGCTTTCCTATTTGGTTCTCTTGAGTTCTACGCTCTACAAAAGCCATGATTTCAGCATAACGCTCATCGTGAGGTGTCGCCGTCATCTCTGCCTTTGTTGTTGCAACGAATTTTGAGCCTGTTTCATCTTGATAGATTTTAAGTGCATTTACATCTACGAATTTTTTCATAACCGCAGATGCCATGCCCTTATAGTGGGTCGTTATAATCATCTGTTTAATACTAGGCTCTATAGCATGCAGTATTTGCAAAATGCTAGAAATACGCTCACTATCAAAGCTTGTAACAGGATCATCCATAACCAAGATAGCCTTCGCTTTAGCTTCATATGAAAGTTGTTGTATTTTGGCTAAGAATATACAAAGAGCCAAAGCTCGACGGTCTGACTCACTGAACAAACAATGAAGCTTAGAGTTGTTTATCAGTTGACCTTTAAACTTAACTTCAAGGTCATAGACGGTTCTAGCCCCACCACGGTTAACCTTACGAGATATAGCAAAGTCAGTTGAGCCAATACGTCTGAATAGGTCGTTGATAGTTACAAAATACGTATTCAAAAACGCCTCTTGAGCCAGTTCAAGGGCTTCTTTATCAGCATCGTAACTTGCTTTATCTATGTCAATCTGTGCTTTTAGATTATTATACTGAACACAAAGAACATCTAAATTTAATCGTTTACGACTAATAGCTATGCCAACTTCATTTTCTGCTTCTAACTGTTTCTTTTCCCTTAAATCAGCTACATTTTGACCGTTTTTAAACTCGCTTAACATTGCATTCAAAGGTGCAATAGCGTCCGAATAACTTTGAATAGCTCCATTAAAAGCATCTATATTTGATTGCAACTCATCGAAATCAATTGAATTAAAAGCATTGTAAGGCGCATCATATTTATCTGATAATGCTGTATCAATCGCATTGTTAGTTGTAACTGATTCATCAATTAGAGCTAGAAGTGCTTCAGTAACTGATTCGAAACGCTGAGTTAACATTGCTTCGTGGTCGAGTTCCCGTAACTTGTCGTTGATAGTACCTTCGGAGTAAGTTTCTAAAGTAGCGACATTCTGATCATGCTTCTCTGTTAATTTTTCAAGGCTAACATCTATAAGCGTTTTAGCTCTCAGTCGGGTTACTTCTGTTTTGGTGTTTCTTACAAAATTTTGGAAAGCGTCATCAAAAGCAGTTCTGTAGCTCTCTATTAGTTCTTGAGCGTCAGCACCTAATTCTTGCCCACAGAAAGGACAATCTTCATCTAAGTGTTCGATACCACTAGCAGCCCATCCATTAAATGATTCTTTGTTGTTAACCTTGTTCTTATGCTCAGTAACTATAGCCTTAGATGCGTCATGTACGTTGACCATAGAAAGAGCTAAACAATTGTTGATTTCTTGTGATGTGGAGGTAATAGAAACACCATTAAATAAGCCATTTAGATTCGAGCGTTGAGTGATTTGCGTTGTATTCGTGATTTGAGTTGCGAGCTGTTCTTGAGCCTGCTTTGATACTCGAATGTCAGCATCTAACTCATCAAGCGTTTTGGTCGGTACTGGTAACTCAACAAACGCTTTAAAATCACCAATTTCGTGACCCTCCAATTCTGTTTTATGTCTGTTTAACGTTTGTCTATCAGTTCTTAGTTGTTGATTACGAACTTCGAGGTCATCAAAAGCCGCTATGTTTTCACCTAAGATAAACCTTGAAACGTTAGTTGAATTCTCACGACTGTACTTTGTTCCAGCCAATACATTTCGATGAATGAATCCGTGGTCAAAGATATATAGATTTGATTCTTCAGGTGGTTGAGAGTCCCATTCTGAATTTCTGAACTTAACGGTTTGCTGTCTATCGGAGAACTTTAATTCGATTTGTTGATTGATAGTATCTGGCTCATGACCTTGAACTACTGATTTTCTATCAAGGACTAGCTGAGGATCATTAAGCGATAATGAGTAAAGAATATCGCAAAGAGTGCTCTTACCATTTCTATTTTCACCATAGATTACACTCACGCGACCAAGAGGGAAGCCGCCAGCAAGGGCTCGACTGTAGTTACCGACGTTTTCTATTTTTTGTATTCTTTCTAGCATTGTAACTTCCTTTTACTGAAATATTTTCGAATTATAGCATGGCTGCTTACTGAGAATATGAGTGTGAGTGCATATTACATGACCTGCACGATTAAGGAGCCGGTCTTACCTTTGTTTGCTAAGAGATCCTATACTTAAGGTAATCCAGTGAGTATAAGCGTTTGCTTTATGGTGATAAGAGTAATATCCCTTTTCATTATGCTTTTAGTCCAAGTCTAGATGAATTTGTAACAAAGACTTAAAATTCAAAGTTGTGAAAAAGCCACAACCGAGCTTAACTACAAATGTTCATGCTTTGATTGGTCGGAATGGAACATATTCAATATTAACTTAACTGATTCAATCACAATCTATGATAGGAATGTCTGACCAGCGGGTTGTGTAGTGGGGCGATAAAAAAGCCCTTTTCATGTTCCATGACTTTGTTAGCTTTTCACTACCTATAGATAAAGTTCCTACACCATAGCGTTTATTTATTACATCTAAGCATTCCAACATTTTAGGTTTATCCTCACTCACAGAGAACATATCGGCTTGTTGAAATGATTCACTTTCTAATTCTATAGCTCCTATACCGCAGCGATAAAAGCGCGTATTCGGTTTATAAATTTTATCAATAACCGCAGAAACAGCCTTAGCTATAACGCTGGTGTCTGATGTCGGTATGGGAAACTCATATAGAAGTGATTTTTTGTAGTGCTCATCTTCATGCGGCGAGCTGGCAGCAAAAATAACTACACGCTTTGTTAATGATTGTTGTCTTCTGAGTTTTCGCCCAACAATGGCGGCATGTGTTACTAAAGCCGATTTTAATGTTGTTAAATCAGTGACTCTTTCACCAAAACTTCTAGTTGAGTATATTTCTTTCTTATCTTGCTTTACTTCATCCCAACTTAAACAGGTAATACCATTTAATTCGCTAACAGTTCTCTCTACGACAACACTGAACATGCGCCTCATTGCTTTAGGGTTTTGGCAAGCTAAGTCCCAGGCAGTATTAATCGCCATTAACTTAAGTTTTTTTCCTAAACGAGAGCCAATACCCCAGACATCAGTGACATCCATGCGCATCAGTATTTCTTTACGAGATTTTTCATCGTTAATGACGGCTACACCGTTGTACCCTGATAGTTTTTTGGCTGCATGGTTGGCCGCTTTTGCTAGGGTAGGTGTTGTGCCAAAGCCAGCACCAACGGGTAACCCTGTTTCTCGCCATACTGCACGACGTATTATTTGCCCATAGTCAGCCCAGTCATTGATGATTTTAGTGAACCCCGTAAATCGTAAGAACGATTCGTCGATACTGTATACATAGTGGTCATCACAAAACCGATTTATAACAGTCATCATTTTTTCACTTAAATCAGCGTAAAGCTCATAATTAGAAGAGCGAACCACGACATGGTGCTGTTCTAAATAGTTTTTAATCTTGAAGTAAGGCTGAAATTTGGGGATGTTCAACTTTCGTGCGATAGGGCATATGGCGCAAATACATCCATCGTTATTTGTAAGTACTACAACTGGTTTAGAGCGAATCGAAGGGTCAAATACTTTCTCCGCACTCGCGTAAAAAGCGACAGCATCTACGAGGGCAAACATCGACTGAGCTCTATTTTGTTTTTGTGTAAGCGGATACTGGTTGTGACTACACCCTCGAGTTTGAAGTCATCTTCAGGTGAAACATAAACGGATTTGTAGCTTTTGGATGCTGAGATTAGCAAGCGGTTTGTTTTATCTATTATTTTACAAACAAACGACCCATTGTAACTCGCAACGACTACATCGCCTGAACTTACATCTTCAGCTCTATCAACAACAAGTAAGTCTCCATCGAATATACCTACATCTTGCATCGATTGGCCCGACGCTAACCCAATGAATGTGGCGTTGGGATGTTTAATAATTAGCTCGTCAATAGAGATTCCTAGCTCTATATACTCTGTTGCGGGAGATTCAAAGCCGGTAATACCTGCTTCTATAAAAATTGGAATAACGAACATACACACCTCGAATACTGTTTGTATATACAGTATAAATTAAGGTTTAAATTAAGCCAAGATTCTTTTTGTAAAGATGATAGTTTTATCAGGGCTGATGTAAGCAGGTTGCATGCTTTAATATTAAAAACCTGTTATTAACAATTAGTAAAATCTGGCTTCGTTTGTTAATATTTGACGAAGGAATTATGAGCTTAGTCAAAGCTTATTTTAAACATGGAATAGTTTACTAATGACTTCAATTAAAAACACTATCGTATCCTTTCTGATACATAGCTTTATTACTGGCTGTTCGGCCTCTAGACGCGCCATCATTGCCGGTGACTCTGAATTAACCGATGCTCAAGTGTGTCGAAACTACCTTAATGATAAAGATATCCTCGCTAAAAGTTATACCACCGAGAATACTGATGAAGCGAACTATATCTACGCACTTAACAGAGAAGTTGAATATAGAACACTCACTCAGTACAAATGTGAGATATTAGCTGTACAAGACAGAAAAGAAATAGCTCAAGGCGTTGTTGCTGCTGTCGTTGCGGTAGGTGTCGTTGTTTTAGCTGTTGCTGCTGCAGGAGCTGGCGGTTCAAATAACTATTCTTCTGGCTATGCATGGGACCAGTTTTATGATGGCAACTATTACTTAGTTTGGCGCTGTCGAGATAAGTCTACGGGCCAATTTGCATATAACAGCGCTTGCTCTGGGCAGTACCAAAATGACAATACATGGACTGGTAAGTAGCTTTCCCATTGAATTTTAAAAGCATAATGTCTGAGTTCTACAATTAAATATTATATGTGACATATTTAAACCAAAATAGGTATCAAGAATCATAATGAAGGCATCCACAATTACACTGTTATCAATACTTATTTTCTCTGCTTCCTCTTCAGCAAATCAAGAAGTCGACTCTTTCAGCAAAGCTAAACGACTTCTAGAAAAGCAGGTTTATAACAATCACCGCATTACCCTTTATTGTGGCGCGACATTTGATGCTAGTAAAAAAGTAACTGCACCTGAGGGGTTTTCTACAACAAAGTACGTCAAAAGAGCTAAAAAAATTGAATGGGAGCACGTTGTTCCAGCAGAAAACTTTGGTCGTACTTTTAGCGAATGGCGAGATGGGCATAAGCAGTGTGTAAATAGTAAGGGTAAGTCATTTAAAGGTCGAAGGTGTGCGGAAAAAGTAAATACAGAATATCGTTTTATGCAAGCTGATATGTTTAACCTTTATCCGGCCATTGGCGCTGTTAATGCTCTCAGAAGCAATTATAACTTTACTATGCTTCCAGCAGCTCAAAGCGACTTTGGACGTTGTGCGATGAAAATTGACGAGAGAAAAGCTGAGCCACCTGAAATAGCCAGAGGGCAAATTGCACGTACTTATTTGTATATGGAAAACACCTATAAACGATACAACATGAGTAAAGCGCAACGCCAGCTAATGAGTGCCTGGGATAAAATGTATCCTGTTGATGATTGGGAGTGCACTAGAGCTATGAAGATTTCAAAGCTACAAAAGAGTCAAAATGATGTAGTTGAAAGCCGATGTGAGAGCATAGGCCTCTAATTATACTGTCTAGTAGTATCTGTATGCTAAAAAAAGCTTTCAAACTTGTACATATCCACCAAAATGGTTGAAGTAAGGCGTTTTTTTGGGAACAATTTATGACGAAGTATTCTTAAATTAATTCATTTAGGTGGTTTGGATGAATTTGAGAAAGAGCTCTACATATTGAAACCGTTATTTTAGTTTATGACTTTGCTTTGCTTGATTGTTAACCATCGGGAACGACCATATAGTTGGGTTTTTGTCGACCAGGTTTGATTTAGGTGGTATGGGTAGAGGTTAGCTTTATCGTTTATTAGAATACTTAATTTTGTTTATAGGGAGATTTAAGTGGGTTCTTCTGTTTCTTTAGATGTAGGCTCTTTGGAGCTCGATTATAGTAAGGGTGAGTATTTCAACAATCACTCAAAATTGTTTATGCAGTCTGATTATGGCGTGATAAACACACATATATATGAGGATGAATTGCATGAAGAAACTGGCTTTTCACGCACGTTGGGTAAAGTAAAGTTAAGGTTAGATTTGTTGGGCTATAAACTTAAAGATATCCAAACTGTTTATGAGAAGAGTATTTTAGATTTTTTTGAAGAGGCATTTTTGGAATTGGTCTCTTTTGAGGATTTTGTAAAAGTCGTATCAGCTATGAATATTGATGACTTAGAGAGCCTTTCAGAAAACTCAGGTTTAACGTTTTATGACTATCTCTCTGAGGTTGTTTTTAAACAAAATGGTTTTGAGGATGCAAAAGAGCCAATACTCGCAAACAGTGATAATTTTTTTATATTTTTAAACCGTCTTCATCCGTATGCATATATGCGACTGCTCGCTGAAAACCCAAAGAATCAACATGTGAAAGTTATGTGGAGAACGCAGGAAATAGTTGAAGGACGGTTGGTTACCAAAGATGAGCTTCATACTGGCGTGGATGACGAACATAAATTTTTGATTATAACGGAAGGGTCATCTGATTTATTTATTATTAAGAAAGCTATGACGCTTCTAAGGCCTGATGTTACTGACTTTTTTACCTATGTAGATATGAAAGAGCATTATCCATTTACTGGAACGGGTAGTTTGTATAAGTTTTTTCAAGGCTTGTCGAGTATTGGGATGCTTAACAAATGTCTTTTTATCTTTGATAACGATGCTGAAGGGGTTGAGAAGTATGAGAAGACGGCTGAGATTAAAGCGCCAAGAAATCTAAAGGTTATGAAGCTCCCAGACTTGGAAGAGTTTTCCAATTTTGTGACTGAAGGGCCAACCGGTAGGCATTATGCGGATGTAAATGGTAAAGCGGTCGCTATTGAGTGTTTTCTAGATTTATCTTACAAGGTGAGCAAGGAACCTGTTGTCAGGTGGTCTTTATATAAGAGTGACATGAAAACGTATCACGGTGCCTTAGAAGAGAAAGAGCACTATACAAAACAGTTTAAAAAGGTTAAGTCGATTCATGTTCGTTATGACTTCAGGAAACTCAATTTATTGATTGATCACATTGTTGATGTCTGTAAAAGTTGA